TGGTTACCACTATTCAATTTGTAAATTTCATCGAGATTTTGTCCGAATGAATAATTTGAGATTTCACCGGACGCGCTAAACGTCCAAGGCGATTCAATCTTTTCAAGCGTCCGCCAATCGATTGCAGACTTGTCAGCTCTTTCAAGACCAAACTCCACTTTGATGGGTAAGCATTCGTGGCCGCGTTCGTTGATGCCCATCATTTTTAACGTTGCTTCCATTCCACTCATAATTTTATCCTTGGTAGCGATAGACTCCGAGCAGGTCGCCGTTGTTGCCGTGGGCGACTTGGCAACCGTCCTCTTCCAGCAGCCACGGAAACCCATTGTCGTTGGCCTCTTCGGCCATCTCCAGTGCCGCGTTCATCGCGGAGTGATCCCAACCGGTCTTGTTGGAGAATTCTTCGCTGCGCACCCTGTTGGTGTCTTCGTCCTTCCAATACAATGTATATGTCCTCATAACAGAAAAGATTATTTCACAAATTTTTTTACAAGTAAAGCACTTTTTTCCAGTTCAGCCAATTTTTTTGCGCTCTTGGTCGGCTTCAGTTCATTCAAGAAAAGCAACATAGAAGCTCGAGCGATTGCCTTCTTTAATAGCGGATCAACTTTTTTTGGCGCAGGTGCGGTGGCCTTTGGGAAGGTGGCCATGTAGTGATCCCAATCGATTCCATCAAACGGACTACTCATTTCGGGTTCCTCCCATAGTAGCCAGCCCGTTGGCGGCGTTGGTGCTTCGGATCATTGTTCACAACGTAGACGCGCCCATTCAAGGTAATCGTCTCGACTTCTTGTTTCTTATCCCTCATAACAGAAATCATTTTACCAGACTCTCCGAATAATACAAGACATTTTTTAAAAAAAATAAAAAAACTTTTTTTTATTTTTTACTTGACTCTAACGCCTCGGCGGGGGGCCGCGGCCCGTTAGATGTCAAGCCTTTTAGGTCTTACTTCTTGCCGAAGCAAGTGGGGCACGACTCAAAGAACTTGCACCAGCACAGCTCCTCCTCCTCCTCCTCGGCCTTGACCATCTCGGCGTCCTGCGCACGGACAGCCTCATCATTCCACTCATCGCACACCGCATGAAACTCCGCACGTGCGGCCGCGTCCAACTCAAAAACCTCTTCACAACTAATATTATCTCTCATAACGAAAACAGTGTACCACAAACTCAGAAAAAGTCAACGCTAAAATATCTTTTTTTTTATTTTTATTTCTTCGCATTTCGCTTGCATTCTAACGCCGGCCGGGCAGGCCGCCGGCCGTTAGGTGTCAAGCATTAAATCAATCTAATCTTCTTTTGCCGCATTCTGGAGACCAGACAACCTCACCATCAAGGGCGACCTCAGTACCCTCGCGATCGGCCAAGATAATGGCCTTTTCAAGACCATCGTGCGAACGCGGGAAACCAGCAACATCGCCAGAGTTGGCGATCCGAACCGTGTACATATTGTCAAACATATCTCTCATAACAAAAATTAGTATATCAGACTCTCAGAAAAAAGCAAGCATTAATTTGAATTTTTTTTCCTTTTTAATCCGCGCTTAAACTGCTCCCATGTGGGACGTTCAGCTTCGGGGATTGCTTTCCATTCTTTCATCTGCGCTTGGCGCAGCAGCATCCCACCAAAAGATTTTATATTATCGCTCATGATTTATTCACACTCCCAGCACATGAACCGATCTAGATTAGACCACTCGGCAGCCTCATCGTGGTCGATGTGGTGCTGCTCACCACACCCGCAACAAGTGCAGGAAACCATTTCAGTGCTAGCCTCAAAAACCTCTTCAACTTGAATCGTATCTCTCATAACAGAAAAAAGTATATCACAGTTCTGGAAAATTGCAACCCTTTTTTTAATTTTTTTTTTATTTTTTTTTAAGCGATTTTGCTTGACTCTAACGGTTGGGCGCAGGCCCGCCGGCCGTTAGATGTCAACAAAAAAACACCCCGCTTTCGCGGGGTGTTTAGTGTTATGAGGTAGACAGCGCACACACGGGCCTACAAAAAAAATTTGGTGGTAGGATTTCTTGAGTACCTACATCTTTCGAGTCCTAGATCAAGTTTCAGTGATCCCTACTCAAACCACCCGATAATTCCTCTGCCACTTGGCCGTTAGTCTCATCGAGCGTGCCTTAATCCTCTAGGCGAAGATTTATTCAGCCACACCGATCTCCCTCCGTCGAGAGAGAAAATTAATTGAGTTGTTACCGCGCCACCAGTAATCAAGCGTAAGATGTCTTACCATCCTTGTCCCTTCTTAGGCCGTCTAATCAAAACACTTGCAAAAGGAGAGGTGTTTTAACATTGCCTTTCAACGTGCACCGACCCGTAGGTATATCTGGCAAACCGTGGGCAAAGGAGGCGTCAGGCCGCTAGACCTTTACTCGCCAACTCAAATTTTCAAAAAGCGTCAGGGTTATTTTATATCTGCCCTGTCAGATGCGTGGTCGTTTACTTTATGGTAAAGGGTAAAAAATCTGGCGACCACCGCCAAAGATTCCATTCAAACTCGGGCCGGTCAAGTGACCGGCTCGAGGATGCCTATTTGGTCGATGTTGAATCGACGTATTCCGCAGCTTTCGCCGTTCTGGAACTTGTAGCCGATAATGTGGTCGGCGTGACGCTCGGTGATGGCTACCGTGTATTCGTTGGTGCGGCCATCCTGCCGAGTGTAGGTGATCTGGTGGCGTGGTACGCTCTCGATCTGCTTTAGTATTTCTTCTGTGGTCATCATAACTTTATTTTTATTGTGGCCCTTTCGAACCGGTGAAAATATCTTACCAAGTAATCTTCTCAAGGTCAACCCCTTTCGCAACTTTTTTTCAACTTTTTTTTCTTCGCGGGGTGGGTCGAGTCGTCGAAGATGTTTTCTTATTATTTGATCTGCTGCTTTCAGATCGGGCTTCACATCAATTCGATCTCGGCTCATGCGTCCCCCCTTTCATCCTTCTTGCCGTAGCTGAAGTTGGCTTGGTCGGCTGGGCTGAGCATATGCCGACGGTCAACCTTCTGGCCTTTGGTGTTGTGTGTCTGCCGAGCAAAGTGTTTGTACCCTTTGTCGATAGCATCTTTCAGGCCGTGCATATCTTCAGCACTCAGGCTGCCCATCCCTTCGAATGATTCGCTGCGCGTGCTGTTGTCCTGCTTGGATTCTTCTTCTCCAAGATTGCGTTGGTGTGGCTCAAAGGCCCCGTTGTTGTTTGTGTTTGTATCTCTCATCACTTCAAAAATCTTAATTGGTTTTGTTGTCGGCGTCAACATCTTTTTTGTCATCCCATTCGAAGGGGATTTCATCCCCTTCGATTGGGGCAGGTGCGCCATATGGAAAGTTGTTTGATCCTTTTATATATCTGTCTGTGTTATCAGTTAAACTGTGGAATCTGTAAGCTTGTGTCTGTGTGCAATATGTCATAACTGGAAAAATTATTATCTATTCAGATGTTAAAGTCAACAGAAAATTTTAATTAATCGTGTGTGATTCTCAAGTCATTGTCGGCAATCGAATCCTCATAAAAGGATACTTCAACCACGCGGTGAATGTCGCCAGCCAGCACCTTGTTTCCGTCGATGTCTTTCTCCAACACCACGCTGTTGTGGTACTGGTCAATCATCTCCTGCTCGGTTGTGCCAAGCGGGTAAGTGTTGTTTAACACTCGGTGGACACGGGCCATGTAGTGATTGCCGGTGTAGGTTGGGTTCTTCTCCACTTTGAAGGTGGCGTTTAGGAATGTTTTCTTATCTCTCATAACGGAAGTCAGTATATCACAATTTTTTTGAAAGTCAACAGTTTATTTCAACTTTTTTTATTTTTTTTAGAGGCTGTCGATTTGATCCTCTTGGCACTCGTCGCAGATTGTTCCGAAGTCATGCTCATTGCCCCACTCCGACACGCTGATGAAGCCTTCCCAATCGCTCTTGGCTCCGTCCTCTCTGCCACACTCTTGGCAGACCAACTTTTTGTTTTCTTTCAAGGTTTCCCTCATAACGCAAAACAGTATATCACAGATCTCAAAAAACGCAAGCATTATTTTCACTTTTTTTCATTTTTTTTTCTAGGGTGAAAGTTAGGGGGAAAAGGGGCTTTAATAGGGGGGAGGGGGCAACCGGCGCACCCTATTACGTCGATTTGGAGGGTCTTCTTTTCGCTCTGCGTGGCCGGGGGTGGTATTTTTCAATATCGACTTCAAAATTATACAATATAACATTATTCCAATTTAAAAAAAATAAGAGCACATGCAAAAATAAGTGGACGATAGATAAAAAAAGATTGACATAAAATTCAGACATGATATTTTTTCTTCCATGAACAGGTTATTTATTTTTGGGGCTCTTTTTATGAGTCTGTTTTCACTCAACGCAACATCCTACGAAATCGTTGAGGGAGCTTTTACTTGGCACGAAGCAAAAGCACACGCTGAAGCACAAGGAGGTCACTTGGCGACAATAACTAATGAAGTAGAACAAAAACAAATAAATGAATTAATGCCTAATATTGAATCTACTTATTATTGGCTTGGAGCTACAGATGAAAAAGAAGAAGGGAATTGGCGCTGGGTAACTGAAGAGTCATTTTCTTATTCAAATTGGGACACAGGATTTCCTGACAATGCAGGAAACGAAGATTATCTTATTATAAAAGCAACAAAGAATTACACATGGGGAGATGTAAAGGAAAATTTTCCAAGATATGTAAAAGGATATATTCTTGAAAAAAGCGATAAAATTACAACACCGCGGCTATCAAATGAAAAATCCATTTATTATTATTCGCAAGTGGTACCCGTTGGATTTTCGATGATTACAGTTCCTTTTTCTTACAAAACAAATACAATAGGATCATTATTTGGATCTAATTCTGATATTGTTGTTTATGATTATGATTATCATGATGGATGGTTAATTAATTCTTATGATGATGAGTTTGAAGAGTGGATGATTCCAAATCATGTTATTTCAGCTGGAACCCCAATTTGGGTATTAAATAAGAGTAATAAAAATATTTCCCTTCATTTTGAAGGATCATTGCCTTCTCATTGGATTTTAAATGGGAAACCAAGGAAAGAATAATTTTTTTAAATTATTTTGCCTTTCCAAGAAAAAAATAATATTATTTAAAGTTTTTTATTTTGCACCAAAACTTTTGAGCTCAAAGGTGCATAATGCACCGTACTGAGCACAAAGCGATGTTGCTTTACGTTAAACAAGTGTAATATTTTCATATAGACTAAACAGCTACTTAAATTTAATAATGAAGATTACCGTGTGGTCTTGGGAAGATAAAAGATGGAATGCAGATAAAGAAACACTAAAAGCTATAAATGAAATGATTAAGAAGGAAAAAAAAGTGAAAACTCTAGGAATTGGAGACAAAGCTTTTTATGTGTTAGGGTGCATTGCTTTATCGCCATTTATTATTAAAGATTTAATAATACAAGGTTTTAAAAAAATAAGAAAGAAAATTAAAAAGTGAAGTTACAAAATTCTATATTCAATGATAAGTGGGGTATTGCTTCTATTTTAATTGCTGCGCTCGTTATACTTGGTTTTTCTCTGTTAAGTCAACCTTCAAAAAAAGTTATCAAAAAAAATAGTTCCGATGCGCCTATTTATCGACAAGGATCAGGAGTAAGATGAGAATTTTAATATTAACCTTAATTATAATTTTAAATACAGGATGTGAGTCGTGTGGTTGGGAATCTGTAGACACTAGACACTATCATACGCACGAAGTACGGTATATACATTACGATCATCATTATTACGATCATCACCATCATCGCCATCATAAAAAGCGATCCCGTAAACATGAATCAAAACCTTTACCCTCCCCTCGTCAGATTATGCCTCCTAGTAGGCCTGAGACGCCCCCTACAAGCCGTTCTATAAGTAAAGGTGTCCCAAGTAGGCAACCATCCAGAAGAGAGAGGGAATAGTGGCAAGACTCGTTAAAAAACTTACTTTTAAGGAAAACCTTGCATGCCTGTATAATATCGCACGATATGAATTTAAATCCCAATGGAAAGAATATTTAATCATAGCAACAGCGCCATTCATAGGCTTATTCATACTTTATTGTACGTTTCTTTAGCGATAGCCTTTTGTGGCTGTTCTGGAACATGGGTATGGCAAGAAGATTATCCCAAGCACAGAACTATGTCTTTTAAATGCCCAAGATGGAATTATAATGAAGCATATGATGAATTGCACCATATTTACACAACCAGACAGCACGAACCAGTGAAAATTAAAAAGTAGTGTAATTTACTTGAAATGAAGTTTCATACCTATATAAAAGAATATAGGCAAAAATATTTTAAGAATACTGACAAGCTGTGCAAACTACTGGGAATTCCAAAATCAATGTGGCGTAAAATAGAAAAAGGAATTAATCCTCCCCCAAAAAGAAGCATCTTGAGGAAGTTTTCTTTTTTGTGTCACATGCTACATTATGAAGAGCAGCAAATGTATGCGTTAGCTAGACGATGGGAACCATCACCTAATACTCATTCGTGTAATCATGGGTTAATTGATAAAAATTCATCTGCAGTATGGAAGGAAGCAATTGCTCAAGAAAACACACCTGATTACGAACATAAGTATTGGAAACGAAGAGAATGAATTTTCCAGCTAAAGGATACAAAGAACTAAAAGAGGATTGCCCTGAAATACCGGCTGACACCTGTCCTCTCATAGACAATACTCTTAAGCATGTTACTGGCATTGAAGTTAATTTAGAACAGCTCAGAGACCAAAATGAAGCTTTGCGTGACGTTGGTAAATTTTGGAGGGCTACCGCTATACATTTACTTGAAGAGTGCTGCGATTTAAATAGATATATAAACAAACTAGAAAAAGAATAAAATGTCAAAATTAAAATTATGGTTTGCAGATTTTTGGCCTCAGTTTTATTATGATAACAATTACTTTTATCATCTACTGAAAACTGCTTACGATGTAGAACTGGACGAAGAAAATCCGGATATATTATTTTTATCATGCGACCCTTATCAAAATCAAGAAAGACTTAAGTATAAAGACAAAATCACAAAAAGAGTTTTTTATACAATGGAAGGTATCCCTGCTAAGTTAGATCAAGAGACTTCTTATCCTCCTTCTGTTTCCATTCGTACAACTGCAGGGTCCCAAACAACATATGTTAGTGATCCTCTAAGTGATTTAACTGGAGATAGTGAAGATAGCGATAGAGTAAAATATTATTACTCAAAGTGCGACTTTGCTTTAACTCATGATGTAACCAGCGATACCCGTCACAAAAGGCTTCCCTATTGGGCGTATCAGATTGATTGGTTTAACAAGGCTACATATAATGCTCAATATCAAGGGTATGATGTTTCTTATGGTGAGCCAGCTCTTTTGATAGGCGAATCTGATATAAATGATAATCAATACAAAAACACTACTAAAACTAAATTTTGTGTAAGTTTTTTTAATAATTCAACAGGTAATCGTATAGAAGCGTATGAAAAATTAAACGCTTATAAAACTGTAGATGGATATGGAGATTATTTTGGTAACGGGTTCTATCCGTGGGAAAAAAGAAAATTAGAAATCTCTAAAGACTATAGGTTTATTTTTTGTTTTGAAAATAAAATTCGGGAAGGCTACCATACCGAAAAACTTTTTCATGCTAAAATCGCGGGAGCAGTACCTATTTACTGGGGGCACTCCAGTGTGTCAAACGACTTCAACACAAAAGCATTTATCAATCTAATTGATTATGAATCGATCGACGAAATGATCGAAGATATAAAACAAATTGACCAGAATGAAGAGAGATACCAATCCTATATAAATGAACCTCTTTTTGTTGACAATACTATTCCCGAATCGGTTAAGCCTGACGCTATCCTTAAATTCTTTAAGGATACTGTTCTTTCAACCGTCTGAGTTTGAAGTAGCCGTTATTTTTGCTTCAATTGTTTTTACTCGTTCTTGAGCTTGAACTACTTGGGTGGAGGCTTCATTAGCTAAAGAGGAAATTTCTTCAGCTTCACGGCGACTTGCTTCTACGGCCTTCTGGCAATCATTGGCTGCATCCTGAGCTGCGGAAGCCGCGCGCTTAGCGGATTCTAACATTGTTTTAAGATGAACTGACATAATTAGCTATACTAGGAAATTTGGCCAAAAAGTCAATTCTTTATTTTTGCGAACGAGATCTTTTATATTCATCGTATCTTCTTCTTCTTTCGTTTGAATCAATCTTATTATCTATCTTTTCTTGTCCGTTTTGAAGTTTTTCTAATCTTTGAAGAATATACTCTTTTTTTTCTTTATCTTCTATTTTACTGATGTACTCTAAACCTCTTTCAAGTATGCGGGGGTCTATACGAGGCTTACGAGAGGGTACAGGGACGATTTGAGGCCTAGGGGTAGGTGGAGTAGGGGGCGAAGCTTTAACGCTCTTAGAAGAGCTTTTAGAGCCCTTCTCCGCTATTTTGACAGTAGGTACCTTGGTTATTACCGTTGGCAGCCCATGAGTCTTAAAGCTAAGTTGCTGCTGGCTGCTTCCATTATTAATAATAACAGAATTTTTTAAAATTTTGATAACAGAGATATTATCTTTCTGTTCCCCTTCAGTCAAGGATAAAAATTTATTTTTTACTATTCCTTTTCCTTTTATAACTAAATGAGCTTTAGGCTTTCTATGTTTTGTAATTCCTGTTAGATAAATTTCAACAGGTGGCATTACAATAGTTACGGGAGGTAAAGCAGGGGCAGGTGTGCTGGAAGCTAACCCAAAAGCATTTCTTTTATGAATTATTTCATAACGATTTTCAGCATAAATACTAGAAGCTAAAAATAAAAAAATAAATAATCTAAATATCGCCATCAGCTTTTCGATAAGAATCTTTAACTTTTCCGCCCCTTTTCATTTTTAAAAACATATTAACTCTTGCCATAGCCCATCCTCCACGACTCATGCCCGGTCTGTGAGAAGAAGAAAAAGCTCCCGCCCCTCTTCTGTATACTTTTTTAAGTTGCCCCAAAGTAACTTTTTTAGAATGTTTAGCGTTATGCTCTTTAACTTTTTCTTTTAAAGATTTAACTGTGCTTTCAGAGAAGGTGATTTTACCTCCCCCGCTTCCGGCGCTGCCGGGTTTATTTTTACTAGAGCCTTTTTTTCTTTCACTTGGCTTGGCAGGAGTTTGTGCTGACGACTTGGGGCCGGGCCTAGAAGCAACTGCTTCGCAGCCGCATCCACTACCACACCCGCAATCCTCTTCCTCTTCTTCGTCAGGATCATCCACAAAGGCAAGAGAAGGATTGATAGATATGAGTTCGTCTAAGTCAAAAACAGTTTCGCCGTCCCACTCATCTGCGGGATGCGAACCTTTAGTATAATCACTTACCGATTTTCCCGCCTCCCACATTTTACAACTCCAATAGCGAGCTTTGGTTTTAGGACCCGGATTTGCGCAGTTGTGACGAGCACGAAAGTTTTTGCGACGATCAGGGTCATCTCGTTTGATTTCCATATTAGGATCGCCGAAATTAACCTTTACCACATTCCCCTTTTCGTTTTTAACATATACTGAAAACTTTTTAGGACCTTTTGGGGTGCGGAAAGGTTTATTCAAGGTTTTACCTTCTTTTGCTTGAATTATTCGGTGAGTGAAATCTACTTCCATATTAATTATATATACACATGATTAATGAATTTTCCACTATACCCATGGCTGATTTTTTCGTCTTTTATCATTATAATCATCACCATCTCTCCGTGGAATTAAATGACAATGAGCATGAAAAACTGTTTGCCCAGCTTCCTTACCACAGTTCCATCCAATATTAAAACCTTTAACAGTTGGGTCTTGCTTTAGAATATTTTCACGCTGAATGATTAGAAGCTCATGAATACTTTCACGTTCTTTATCATTTAAATCAAAATAAGTCAAAACGTGTCGACGAGGAATAAATAAACTGTGATATTTAGTTACAGGATAAGCGTCTAAAAAAGAAGCTGCGTGTTCATTTGTTTCCAGAATAGAGTGGAGACTTAGATCACAAAAACGACATTCACTTAAAGACATAGTAAAATAATAGATTAAGTTAGCAAAAATTCTATTTACAAAAAAAATCCTCAGGTTTTATTACCTGAGGATTTGAAGTGCTTGTTAGAATGAACTTTACAACTTGTAAGTAAAACCAAACCAAACGGCGGTTTGACTATCTGCCTGCAGGGCAGGAATGTCAATATCGTTATCTAGCCAAGTCAACTTAAGGGTCGGCTCAAGAGAGAGTCCGAATACATCTACATCAGTAGAAACTTTAAGTGAAACTTGCTCATAATCGTAATCGTCACCAATACCTAACTTGGCAGCAGGAGTTAAGCTCCAGTCTTTACCTAAAGCTGTGGTTTCCCATGTGTGACTTACGCCCCACGTGGTACCTGTAAATCCATAATCAACATCCTTCCATAAGGAAAGCGTAGGATTAAGCCATGTAGAAATGCCAGTTGGATCATCTTCGAGACCAAGGGTTAAACTAACTGCTGCAGTACTATCAACCGCAGGATTGTTAATTTGATGACTACTAATACCAGCGGAAGTGGAGAGCCCGATCCCACCAACAGTCCAGCTTCTTTTGGCTGCTGCTGAAAAATGAGATTGAGTGTCTTCTTCCGAAGCAAGAAGATGGTAGCCTCCAGCATGAAGATCGGCCCACTTAGTAGGGATCTTGATATTTGCTCCAGCAAGGATACCGTCGCCACCGTATGATAAACCGCGAATATAAATTTCGTCAGCATATCCTGCGACAGCCGTTACAGAGGGCTCCGGAGAAGCCACTTCTTGAGCGTTAGTTAACGCACAAGAACCAACAATTAACATAGTAAGAAACAATTTCTTCATATAATGTAAAAAAAGATTATGTGAGGTGAAAGACGTTATGTCAAGTAAAATTACACTCTTTTTTTTAGTTTTCTACCTTTTTTCTTGAGTGAGTAAAAATGGGATTTGATTCCCTTTCGGTGCAAGAATCATACATTTCGTCACCGCATACAATATGAAAATCTTGCAAAGTAACTGAGTCGCAGTCTTTTAGCATAGCGTGCATAGAGCAGTGTTCAAGCCAAAAATGAGTTAAGAAAGATTTGATATATTTTTTATTAACTACATGTAACATATTTCCACATACCCGATGGTGTTGGCTCCAGCCTGAATTAGGATGGTTGGGGCTAGCTATTCCTTCTTGTGATCGACGATGTATTCCTTCTTCTTTCCATAGGTAATTTATTTTATCGTAGTCAATATTAATTTCATTAAGAGGTTTTTTTAAAATTAGGTCACATCTAATAAATACATAAATGTCGGCCATTGGGATTGGATCTTGAATAGTTAAAAAGCGGAACCCCTGAATAGGGTAACCAAAAGAAAAAGCACCGAATCGTTCATAGCGAACCTTGAAGTAATTAACCATACTCTCAATCTCAAAATCATTGACATCCCCATTGTAATTCATGTCAAAAGCATTGTATAGTTGAAGGTATCTTTTATATTTAGGATTATTTTCTTTATTGGTAATAATGGCACATCCGACATCATAACCCATATTAGATAAAGGTTGATGAAGGTATTGCATGTGATTTTGATAACCAAATTCCATGTCAAGGTCAAAGTTCCATCCTGTTTCGCAATGAAAAAAATTAGGAAAATAAGAAAGCCCGGTATAGAAAATAAAAGCTTTAGGGCGTTCTCCAAAACGTATGCGTCCATTTTCCCATCTAAAATCCATGTAAAGATAGTCATAAAAAGGTAGACTTTTTAAACTGGTAAATTACTATTTTTGTTCGACGGCAAAATATGTACATATTAGGGATAACTACTTTAGGGGCTTATAATCAAGCCGCATGCTTATTTAAAAATAACGAAATCATTGCTTTTGCAGAAGAAGAGAGGTTTAGCCGAATAAAGCAATCGTTTAAAACTTTTCCGCGTCATTCAATTGACTATTGTTTAGAAGCTGCGGGAATTAAAAAAGAAGACGTTGGAAGGATAGCGATTGGATGGGATACAGCGCGAAACACATGGGAAAAATGTCATGGCGCTGATTATGCGCAGAACATAGATCTTGAGTGGGATAAGTTAGAATGGGAGTCGGACGAGTTCGGCGCAGCACTTTACGAATTAGCGGATATCGACCTCGAAGCTCAACTTATTAAAGAGGCAATAAGATATGGATTTCCCATACAAAATTTACATTGGTATGATCACCACGAATGTCACGCCGTTAGCTCCATAAGTTGTTCGCCTTTTAAAGAATGTAATTATATTACCATGGATGGGAATGGAGGGGCAACCGCTGGACGCGCAGGATATTTTTCAAATGGAAAGATGCGAGAAGAAGCGTACTTTACTTACTTAGGCTCGATAGGTCGTTTCTATGAAGACATTACTAAGTTTTTAGGTTTTAAGCCTCATGAGCAAGAAGGGAAAACAATGGGTCTGGCGTGTTACGGCCAATGCGATGAAAGCCTATTACCTAGAGATATAATTTTTGTTAATCGAGGTGGATTATGGCAAATTGATCAAAACAAAGTCGAAACATTTCTTACAAAGTTAGAACTGCAAGGAGTCAAGCAAAAAATTCATGAAAACATTCTATGTACGGAAAGCGTTAACTTAGCCAAAACCGCACAGCAGTATTTAGAAGAGGTATTGCTAGAAGCAGCTACACTTCTTTATTCAAAAACCGGATGTGGCGATTTTGCTTTGTCAGGAGGTACAGCTTTAAATTGTTCAGCAAATGGACAATTAATCAAAGAGCCTTTTGTAAATAACTTATTTATACCTCCTGCGGCTCATGATAGCGGTACGGCTTTAGGTGCAGCTATTTTATGTTCAAGTGAGCAGTCTGGATGGAAAAAGCATATCCCTGCAATAAATTTTCCCTCAGCTTATTGGGGGTCGAGTTTTGTGAGCAAGAGTGCTGTTGAGGTTATCAAACAATATTCTCAGCTTCGTTACAAACAAGTAGATGTAGCGAGCACGTTAGCAACTTTAATTCATAATAATAAAATTGTAGGCTATTGTGCAGGTAAAGCCGAAATAGGGCCGCGGGCACTTTGCCACCGGAGTATTTTAGCTAATCCTACCATTGCATCGAATTTAGATAAAGTAAACAAAATTAAAGACAGAGAATTGTGGCGTCCATTAGCACCTGTTATAAAGGAAGATAATTTTAATACAATAGTGGATTTAAAGCACCCTTCTCCATATATGCTAATAGCCGCGCCTGTTAGGGACGAATGGAAAAAGAGAATACCTGCGGTTACTCATATTGATGGGACATGTAGACCTCAATCTGTTAATGCTGAACAAAATAAAATAATTTATAATGCTTTAGGTCATTTTGAGCAATTGTCTGGTACCCCTGTCTTTTTGAACACAAGCTTTAATTTAAAAGGGGAACCGTTGGTAGATAGCGCTGAAGATGCCATTAAAACATTTTTGCGATCTAATTTAGATTATTTAATATTAGAAGATATTCTGGTTTGGAAATAGTATAAGAAGATGGCTCAACTAAATGCTAACACACCTTATATTGGGTGTTTTATTCGGAATAAATATATTTTTGGGAATAATGATGAAGGATTAACCGAAGGATATATTTTTGGTGTAAAATCTATGATTAATCGGCCAATGCACTTTCATTTTCAATCGTGCTTTGGGGCTGTTTTTTGGCAGATGCCTATATCCGCTTTTTGCCATAAAGAGGACTTTGATCCGTTGAGTAACGATGAACAAAGAAGATTATCTTTATTACAGACGTGGGATTGTCAGGATAATGATATCGCAGTTACGACATTCGGCTTTCTGCAAAATCGTCGGGTGGACGTATTCTGCCGCGACAGAGTATGGCGTTCTGGTAAGTATGTATTTACTATTGATGATTATGAGGGGGACCTTAATGAGCTCAATATTGGATACGCTAATGATCAAGATTCAAAGTGTTATCACTTTCTTGAAATGGACGATGGAAATTACGCCATACCTCCTAATAATTTACTTCGCTGGCATAACCCTGATTTCATTGTTCCTTATTCTATGGATAACCCGCCTAAAGTGAAGATATATGATACAGAGATGACTTCAGAAGATATCGATAGATCTTTTGGAAATAGCCCTTACTTTTTTTATAATCATTACCCCGAAGAAGACACTTCCAAACAAGAGACAAAAGACACTGAGATCCACGAAGATCCTCCTGAATACCCGTCAGCTTAATGAATAGAAAACAATCTGATACTTCCGCGTTAACTGCTCAACTAGTATCTCAATTAATGTATTGCAGTAGCCGTTTGCAATATGAAGATTTCAATCAAATTGTAACAGAGATATTACATCTCACAGAAAAATATAATAAAAGGATTAAGAAGCTACAGGTTTAATCTTTAGGAACTAAACCTATGCCACTGCCTTGTAAGTCAAAACCGCACGCAGGAACAAAAACTTCAAAGCCACTTAATACTTGATCCAACGTAGGGTCGAGTCCTCTCAAGTTAGTTTGGAGGTCTTCGCTTACAGTAGCGCCAGTAGGTTCGTCTTCTTCTTGACGATGAAATGAGTAATTATACATTTTTTTAATTATTAATTAAGTCGGTAAGTTTTTCAACTGTTTTTTCTTTTATATTTTCAGTAGCTTTATCTATAGTAGAGTCCACAGTTTTTTCCACAATATTTTCTACAATTTTTTCTTTGATCGCTTCTTTTTTCTCTCCGAATAAGAAAGCGAGGGCCACTGAAGATGCAATAATAATTATTGCTAAAATAATTTTATTTCTAAACTTTCTTTTTTCTTGTTTTTTTTGCTCAGCTTGCCTTTGTTGCTTTTGCAATAACTTTTGTCTTTTCATTTTTATTTTAAATTGTGATTTGCTCACTTTTTATTTTTCGTGAACTCTGGATCGTTACCTTTAGGTAGATAAGGTTCTTGTCCATTTTGAGGTAACGTTTTTTCTATTGTTAACTCTTTTAGTTGTTCGTTGGGTACAACCATCTTACTTTTCCGGTCTGTCATATAAAAGGTGGTGCTGGTCAAGCCAACCCTTACTATTCTGGCTTGTCGTCCACTAATGTAAATAATATCATCATTATTAAAATGAGAGCCATAAAAAATCAAAATACCTTTGGCAAAATTCATCATTACGTCTTTAGCTAAAATCACTGCTACTCCTGCTGCAAATATCCATCCGTATTGAGAAAATAAATTTTTTGCGATTGCTTCTGCGTCATCAGTGCCCATGCTGGATAACTCTTGCACTATATTAGAGCTATTGATTAAATTTGTTAAAGAGGCTAATTCTTCCATTTTTATTTTTTTGTCATTGGCATTAATTCAGGAAGTGTGTCTCCAACTTTAGGCAGGGCACCTCCAAAAATGCTAGGTTCTTCTTGTGAAGGGTGGGCAGGATAATATTCCATTTCGATTCCAGTAAGGCTTATATCTACTTCTTTTAAGTTAGCACAGCCTGTAAACAGAGTTATCAAAATTAAATATTTTAAAAATTGTTTCACAATATGTTTTACACTTATCGGGGATTATTTACCTGAAATTATTTTGTGTTGGGGAATATTCCTCTCTCAACTTAAAGTAACTAGATAAAACTAAAGAAAAAACAAAAAAAACTTCTGGCATAAATCTTGCAGTGTATATATTATATGATTATGAAATATTTAACTAAAATTGGCTTGATAGCTGTTTTGGCAGCTTCATTAACAACTGTAGAAGCTCACCCTAAAAAAGATAAGGAAAAGCCGGAGAGGCCACGTCCTGAGAAAAAAATTGATAGAGAAAAAATCAAAGAGCGTTTAAAGGCTGCGTTTGAAAAGCGTAAAAAACATCATAAGGATTCTAAAAAGAAGGGTCACAAAATAAATCATAAAGGACGAGCTTTTGGCAAGCTGGTTAGAGATGATGAAAAAGTTAAAGAACTCAGAGACGCTTTTACTGCTGCCGCTAAGGAGCATCATTCACAAGTAAAAGATCTTCATAAGCAACTTAAAGATGTCTCTGATGAAGATAAAGAAGGCTTAAGGGAGCAATTAAAAGGACTTCGTAAAGATTGGTTTGAAAGCATGAAAGGCAATAGGGAAGAGGTTAGAAATCGAATCAAAGAAATTCGCAATGAATTTAAAAACAAAAGAGACGAGGTAATTGACGGAAACAATCCGGGAGAATAATTTTATGAAGAAATACATCACATTCATTATTACGGCAGCATTGTTACTAGGTACCAGCGTAGTTCAAGCTGATCATCATTCTAAAACAAATAAAGCAGCAATAGCTAAGGGTAAAAAGCCCACTGCTAAAAAGGTTAATCCAAACGATGCGAGAAAAAGATATGCGGCTGCAGCAAAAAAAATTAGAGATGCAGTAAAAGCTGGAAAGCTTACCCCTCAGCAAGCTAAAGAAAAGCAAACAGCGCTTCGTAAAAGAATGGCGCTTCAGCGATTCGATAAAAATAAAGATGGTAAGCTTTGTGAAAAAGAACAAGCCGCTATGAAAAAAGCATTAGCGGAACGAAAAAACAAAGATGCTAAAAGGGGCGGTAAGCCGCGTCGTGAGCGAGGGGAGCGACCTCGCCGTGGAGGAGATAAAAGAAAGAGGCCTACGCGCAAATAAAAAAACACTGAGAGCCCAAAGGAAAAAGCCCCGCTTTATGCGGGGCTTTTACTTTACGAAAAAGGTGTAATATATTTTATGAACTTGATTGTTCACGCCCCTCTCTCGGAACCTCCAACAGAATCTTTATGTTTTAGGTATGTCTTATCTTGCGCTAAGGTAGATTGTGAAATGGATATTTTACTAGAGTGCGAGAGAAATACTAGAGACTTGTACTGGAAGTTTCTTTCTCCGCGCGGAATGTTTGATTTTATTTCAGATATTACATATCCTTTTGAAGAGAAAGGTTTAAGGCTTGACACAAAGAAACGAGGAAACCAAGTAACTATTGTCGCTAAGTATATTCGCTTAGAGAATCAAACTCAAATAATTGAAGATATATCTAATTATGCGTCTGCAGGGTTAACCCCCGGTACAGTTTCTTGAGCGTCGCCTGAACCAGAAAGATAAGGGAAAGGAAATGAGTCCCATCTTACAGGAGTATGTAACTTAGCATCAATTTGCCCGCTTAAAAGTGAGATCCAACTAGAGCCTGAGGCGAATTCATTGGCTAGACCGCTAATGTTTCCAGAAACATAATCAGGAGTATAGTTAACAGCATATCCGGAAGCACCAGTGACGCCAGATATTGGATAATCAGGAATTGGATCAGTCCAGTTAGTAAACCCAGTTGTGCCGTCTATATAGGCAGCTTCTTCGGCTTCTAGTCCGTAATCATCAACACCGCTAAACTGACATGTCATCCCTACTACCATGGATTGGCATCCCGTTTTTAAGGCATTATTATACATCGGCTCTAGCCGTGTAAAAGTGTAAGTAAAATTTCCTGATAAATGCGCCATTTTGGTTTATCTTATAGTATGTGCAGTGATCTTTTTGTCTAGATATTTTCAGGCAGACTTTCTTTTTTGTTAGCATGACGTCGTGAATTTTCAGCTTTATGTTTAGCCATGTCTAATTCTAAAATTCTAACTCTATTGTCCATTTGTTTGATATCAGAAGTGTTGGATGTGATAGCTTTTTGAAGAACAGTCATCTCAGTAATTTTTTTATCCATTTGAATTAAATGCTGTTCCAGCTTGTCGAATTCTACTTTACTGGGAAAAAGTGTTTGTAAATACGCTAGTACCGCTAAACCAATCATCGGAGCTATCTTCAAAAATGTATCCAAATCTGTGAAGCTAATTTTTTTATTATCTGCCATAAGTTATTAAAATACTTTACACGCTTTTTTAAAAAAAGGACAATCATTAAATTTTTTTAGAGGAAAAAAGGGGCAACTCTAGTGTAATATTTAATGATGAGTAGACGGAAAAAGTCCTCGGCGTCGGAGAAAATAATATCTTTTGAGAATAAGTATAAACTTTATTTAAAAAACTTTGAATTAACTGAAAAACAAAAAGAGTTTTTAAAAATAGCTTTTGACAAAAACACTAAAATTGTTTTTGTTTCGGGTCCAGCAGGATCCTCTAAAACATTTATTTCTATTTATGCTGCCTTACAGCTATTTAACATGAACATGAATCAGGATTTATTCTATGTCCGAACTATAGCGGAAAGTGGGGATAGAAACTTAGGGAGCCTTCCGGGAGATCTAGACGAGAAGTTTCATCCCTTTATGATGCCCTTGCAAGATAAATTGACAGAGCTTTTATCTGCAGATCAAATAAAAATGCTAATGGAAGAAAAAATCATACAATGTGCTCCGATTAATTATCTAAGGGGAGCAAGTTGGGATAATAAGTTAATTATTGCTGATGAATCTCAAAATTTTACACATAAAGAACTTGTCACGCTGATCACACGAATAGGAAATAATTCTAAATATTTTATTTGTGGAGATCCCATGCAATCAGACATAAATGGTAAAACCGGCTTTGCTCCTATAGTAAATTTGTTTAATGATGAGGAATCTAGGGAAAAAGGAGTGTATACCTTTAAGTTCACACACGAAGATATCATGCGGAGTGAAATTTTAAAATTTATTGTGAATAAACTAGAAAATAACCCTTTAAAGTAAAATATAAAAAATGGCTAGTATATTTTGTCCTCAGTGCGGAGCAAAAAATGTTTATACCTTGAAGAAGCCCAACTTCTGTCAAGGGTGCGGAGAAACCTTCGCTGCATTTGGCATGGCTAATGCATCAGCTCAGCGTAGTAGCTATTCCGCTGCTCAACCAGCTCAAAACGAAACCGAACGAATACCGGATATTTCTAAGTTTGAATACGATATAGAAAACATATCTCAAGCTGGCAATAACAAAGTCACCTTTGAAACGCTAGTTAACAATCCGCTCAATCCTGAAGAAGTAGCTTATGGCACTAAAAAATTAAAAGGCCATTCAAAGTTAAGTCGAGAGGATTTCTTGAAAGTTTCTCAAGCTGAATGTCGCAGTTCTAGGGGGGACTCAAAAGACATTGGTGGTGGAGGAGAATAACAAACATACCTACGAGGACAAGTCAGAAACTATCGATAATGAAATAAGGAAGCGCTATTATAAGTGGCACCTTCATGCAATCGCATGGCTTGACTTTGATGATGTATCCCAGATTATTAGGGCTCATATTTATAAAAAATGGGAGCAATGGGATCAAGTTCGACCTATTGAACCGTGGGTCAATAAAATTATCTCCAATCAACTTAAGAATATTCTACGCAATAATTATTCTAATTTTGCAAGGCCCTGCATAAGTTGCAAGCACAATCAATCGAAAGAACAAGGGAGCGGCCAAGTTTCTAATTTGTGTTCTTTTACTAAGACAGGACTTCAGTCTAACGAGTGTCCCGACTACGCTAAATGGGAAAAAACACGTAAACAAGCATATGACATAAAAATACCGGTTTCTCTGGAAACAAATGAATTTGATAGATTTACCGTCCCAGAAGATCATTATAATATTGGAGAGGCTGTAGTTTCGATGCATCTATCAATGCGTCAATATTTAAACGATAGGCATTATATTATATATAAAATGCTATTTATAGATCACATCGATGAAGAAACGGTCGCTAGAGTGTTAGGTTACAAAAGTAATGAAAAAGGGCGAAAAGCCGGCTATAAGCAGATAAAAAATTTAAAGAATTTCTACAAAAAAATTGCTAAAAAGATTTGTGATGAAACTGATATATTTTTCGAATGAAAGAGTACGTACTAACCGCAGAAGAAAAAGGGGCTAGCTTAAAGCTATTTGATGAGCTGGACGGTGATCTTAATGAAGCTACAAAGCAATTATTTAAAGACACCAATGAAAAAGGCAGTACGGTAAGAGGGCGTGCGCTAAGAAAATTTTGGGTAGAGAAAGGATTGAGTTATCGAACAAAGGTTAAAAAAAGAGCTACTAAATATTTTTTACAAGACGAAGAGAAGTCTTTTGTAAAGCAGCATTATTGCGGCGAAATGACCAAAAAGGAAATAGGTCAACTACTGTGGCCTAAAGATTCCGAAAGTAAAGGCTTTACGGAAAGCGACAAGTTTATTTCTCTCTGCGATTATATTACTAAAGAATTTCCTTCAACTGTGAATTTGCGTGATGATGCGGTTGGAGAAAAATATACTCCTCCTCACATTTTATCTACTGCAATGAAAAGGTTGAACAAAGTTACTTCAAAAGAGTTTGACCTAAAAAAAATAAATTTACAAGATAAAAAATGTATTGAAAAGCTTATTACTTATTTAAACGCCCCACGGTTTGTGCAAGTTATTAGTTCTTACCTAACCCGGCAAAGCAGGGATCTTTTTGAATCTGAATATATTCGAAGCACATGGGATAAACCTGACCTGACTTCAGATGAATTAAATTTATATGTGAATGTATGCATGGACTATGTTAATCTTAAAGAAATAGAACAGCAAAAACAAAAACTAAATTTGATGTTTGATGACACGGAGGGGCAAAATGATTTAACTATGAGGTTAACAGAAATGCTTAAAACCAAAGCTGAGGAGTATAATCAATGTATAAATAGAATTGATAAAATGCTAGCAAAGCTCAATGGAGAGCGGGCGAAACGCATAGCTAATCAACAGCAAAGAAACGCCTCTGTTATTTCTTTAGTTCAACTATTTCAAGATGAAGAAGAGCGAAAACTAATGATAAAAATGGCCGATATGCAAAAGCAAGCAGTTCAACAGGAGGCGGATGAAATAGAAAAAATGCCTGACTGGAAAGCCCGTGTATTAGGCATTAGTAAGGAGGACGCCATCTAGTGGAGGTCACAAACTCCAAGGTTTTTTCATGCGCGGAGTGTAAAAAAGAATTTACAAGCAGGGCTTCTTTACATAAGCACATTAAACAACATGGTTTAAATTTAGCAGGCTATTATACAAAATACTTTCCACGCACAAATAAGTTAACTGGCGATCCGCTCCCGTTTAAAAGATATGACGAATATTTTGAAAGAGACTTTTCGACAAAGCAACAGTTAATCAAATGGTGCAAAGAAAACCCGCAAGAAGAGGTAAAAGAATATATCACTTCTTTACTTCAAAAGCGGCACTCTAAGAAAAAAAGAAAATATGGCCCTTTCCATTTAGAGACAGCGAACTCTTTCATTCCTTCTATTGAAATTTATAGAAAACTTTTTGGCAGCTATAATGCAGCGTGTGCAGAAATTGGTTGCGAACCTTTGTATAACAAAAATTTATCTAAAGATTTTTTTACGAAGAAAATTCCTGAAGATTTATGTATTGCCATAGACACAAGGGAGCAAAAACCATTAAAGTTTGATTGCGATACAGAAATCCTGAAATTAGATATAGGAGACTATACTACTTTAGGCGATCATTATAGTTATACTTTTGTAGACCGTAAATCTGGAAGTGACCTGCAGGGAACCTTAAATAAGCATAATGTAGATAGATTTAAACGAGAGATTGAACGAGCTAAAGAAATGGATTCTTATCTTTTTGTTGTTGTGGAGTCGAGTATACAAAAAATAATTAAAGAAAATAAAATATTCAATCGGCGCACTAATATTGATTTTGTATTAAAACAAATCAAAGAAATTTCTCATGAGTATGCTCGATGCTGTCAATTTATATTTGTAGAAACTAGGGAAAAAGCATCTGCCATAATACCTAGATTATTAATCTATGGTAAGGAAATTTGGCAAACAGACATTCAATATTTTTTAGAACGAAATGAGCTGGAATAAAGGCAGACAACATAGGCGCGCCCCTTATTTAAGAAATAACGAAGAGCTTTTAAAGCTTGACGGTTTTCTTGAAGAGAAAGAAGCCAAATTAGCTTTGTATGAGTTTCTTAGGAACAATATAACTTTTACTACTGATCTAATTTTAGGAGTGAAGTTATTTCCTTTTCAGCATATGGCAATTAAGTCGATGTTTGAAACTGATTATTTTTTAGGAGTATGGTCTCGTGGTATGTCCAAGTCATTCACAACAGGTGTGTTTGCTGCTCTAGATGCGGTGCTTAACCAAGGGGTCGAGATTGGAATATTATCTAAATCTTTTAGACAAGCAAAAATGATCTTTAAGAAAATTGAAGATATAGCTAATAAACCTGATGCAGCATTTTTTCGACAATGCATTACAAAAACTTCAAAAAGCAATGATGAATGGTTAATGGAGATTGGCGCAAGTAGAATTAGGGCTTTGCCTTTAGGTGATGGAGAGAAGCTGCGTGGTTTTCGTTTTCATAGAATTATTATTGATGAGTTCTTGTTAATGCCGGAGAGAATTTATAACGAAGTTATAGTGCCATTTTTGTCGGTAGTAGAAAACCCTACTCAACGGGACGATTTATTTAAATTGGAGACACGGCTTATTGAAGAAAATAAAATGAGCGAAGAAGAGCGTTATGTATGGCCTAATAATAAACTAATAGCCCTTTCTTCAGCTTCTTATAAATTTGAATACTTGTATAAATTGTATACCCAATTCGAGCATTTAATTACTTTAGACGCTGAAAAAGACAACGCTTCTAGATGTATCATGCAGTATAGTTATGATTGTGCGCCTAAACAGCTTTATGATGAAAATTTAATTAATCAAGCTAAAGCAACAATGAGTCAATCTCAATTTGAAAGAGAGTTTGGGGCTATTTTTACTGATGATAGTTCTGGTTATTTTAAGACTAGCAAGATGGCTTTATGCACTATCCCCGATGGAGACCTTCCTTGCGTTGAGGTGAAAGGAGATCCGGATGCCGAATACATTTTAGCTTTTGACCCTTCATGGTCGCAAACTGAAAGTTCTGATGATTTTGCTATTCAAATACTTAAATTAAACCCAGAAAACCATACTGTAACATTAGTTCATAGTTATGCATTATCGGGAACTTCCCTTAAACATCATATTAATTATTTTCTTTTTTGTTTAGAGAATTTTAACATAGTAGCTATATGCGGAGACTACAATGGAGGAGTGCAATTTATGCAAGCCTGTAATGAAAGCGAAATTTTTAAACAGAAAAAAATTAAATTACAAACCATTGAGGTAGGCCTCGATAAACCTGAGGAATATCAAAAAGATTTAAAATCTTACAAAAGACAATATAACAGAGAAAACTATCATCATGTTATATTAAGGAAACCAACTAGCAATTGGATCAGGCAGGCCAACGAGTTGCTTCAAGCGAATTTTGATCATCGCCGAATATATTTTGCCAGTAGAGCAATTGATGATTTTTACACAAAACAGAAGCGCCAAAGCATTCCTATAGATAGCCTTAAGTTTCTCCGTACCACAGAGGAGTCAAAGCAAACGGCTGCGGCCAAAATGATTGATTTTATTGAGCATCAGTCAGATATGATCGAATTAACCAAAAATGAATGCGCTTTAGTGCAAATAACCACTACAGCTCAAGGTACGCAAACATTTGATTTGCCGCCTAATCTTAGACGGCAAACAGGACCGGACAAGGCACGAAAGGATTCTTATTCAGCATTAGTTTTGGCAAATTGGATGGCAAAAGTGTATTTAGATTCACAATCACAAACCGCAGAAGATGTTGTAGAAACTTTCGAACCGCTTTTTATAATGTAAAGTAACTTTAAAAGTCACTTTAATAACTTTAGGTGTAAACTATTTTAACATGGCAGCAAAAAGAAAATATACGAAACGGTCTGATTATTGGGAAAAAATTCAAAAGAAGAATCAGCCCATAGAAAATATTATGCAGGCGTCATCGAAAGGCGAGTATGAGCCGCAATTAATCGGAGATTCTTTTTATAATTATGAATCACAAGCTTATTCTCGTTCCCCAGTAGGGGGAGCTAACACCGAGCTAAGGCGTAATAATATTGCCGTCGCTCCGATGCTTTACAGATACTCTAATATTAGAGCTGGGATGTTGCCCTATCAGTATTCTATTGATGGAGTTAATGTTCGTGACGCTATAGAGTTGTGCCAAAAAGCTTATGCGAATATTGCTGTCGTTAGGAATGCGGTGGATACGATGGCTGATTTTGCGAACTCTAAACTTTATTTAGAGGGAGGAAGCGCTAAGTCTAGGGATTTTATAAATGCTTGGTTTAAGAAAATTAAAATATGGAACTTAAAGGATCAGTTTTTTAGAGAATTCTATCGAAGCGGTAATATATTTTTATATACTTTACAAAGCAAGATTAAGGCGGATGATTTTTCAAAAGTAAGAAATCTTGGGATAAATATGATGAGCAATAAAATTCCTGTTCGTTATATTTTATTAAATCCTTATGATGTTGTTGCTCAAAGAGCTACGTCTTTTGACAAGTTCGGCTTATACGCGAAAGTATTAAGCGAATACGAAGTAGAAAGATTACGAGACCCAAAAACTGAGGAAGACCGAGAGCTTTACGATGCTCTGCCAGAAAATATTAAAAAACGTATTAAAAGTGATAGCTGGGCGGTTGACGGAATTAAAGTCCGATTAGATCCGGAAAAATTACGGTATTCTTTTTATAAAAAACAGGACTACGAACCTTTTGCAATTCCTTTTGCTTTTCCGGTTTTAGATGATGTCAACTTCAAAATGGAGATGAAGAAGATTGACCAATCTATTTGTCGCACCATTGAGAATGTAGTCCTCCTTATTACAATGGGAACAACTCCTGATAATGGAGGGATAAATCCCCGTAATATCAGGGCCATGCAAGCATTGTTTCAAAATCAAAGCGTTGGCAGAATTTTAGTAAGTGATTATACAACAAAAGCAGAATTTGTTATACCTGACATCAATAAGGTGATCGGTCCCGCAAAGTATGATGTAGTAAACCAAGATATTAAAGAGGGCCTTCAGAATATTATTTTAAGTCAAGAAAAGTTTGCCAGTACAGAAGTAAAAGCTCAGATGTTTCTTCAGCGCTTAAAAGAAGCTCGCGATACTTTTTTAAATGAATTTTTGCAAGATGAAATCAGGCAATTATGTAAAAACTTTGGTTTCAGAGATATTCCTACAGCTAAATTTGAAACCATTGATTTAAAAGATCAGGCTCAAATGCAGCGGGTCATTACTCGTATGATGGAATTAGGGATTCTGCCTCCGGAGCAAGGGATGCAGGTAATTGACACAGGGGTTTTCCCCGACTCTCAAACTTTAGAAAAAGCTCAAGAAAAGTTTGTAGACGATAGGCAAAAAGGATTTTATAATCCATTAGTGGGGGGAAATCCCATGCCGATGGATTTTGATCAAGAGGAAGAAATTGAAGAGATCCGGCATCCAGAGGGAGCAAAATTACTTGAGCAACGACGTCGCTACGAAGAGCGAAAAAATAACCGCGGTAAGAGCCCCGGAAGACCGGGAAGGCCTGTAGGCTCTAAAACGTTAGCTGAAACAAGATATTCAGTGCACGCTATCAAACAAACAGTAGATAGTACAAATGACCTTTACAACGCTTTATTGAGTGAAGCTAAAAAAGTATTTAAAAAGAAAAGGCTAAATAAGAATCAAAAATCTATTCTCGAAAAAGTATGTGAATCTGTAGTTATAGCTAAAGACCCGAAAGATTGGCTACCTACCGCAAAATCATGTATAGAAAACTCTGCTAAGCTTAGTGATTTGCAACCTCTTAAAGAAATAGTAGACATAAGCGCCGAGCATGAGTTAGATGATTATGCCGCTGCTATCTTGCACCATAGCAGAAAAAATTCTCTAGAGAAATAAAAATGTGTAACATTTTTATGTAATGTCAGATAATTTTAAGTATAAAACCGAGTATCTTTTTGATATCTATGCGACAACAGATCTGCATGATGATCTGAATATTAGTCAAGCATCATTAGATAATCTTAAACCTCTGATTCCTAAAGCTATAGATTTAGATAGAAATGTAGATTTAATTGGAGTGGCTTTTAATGCTGCTATAGTTAATAAGTTCAATAGGAATGGTGACGGTATCGACTCTGAGACGGCAGTCGATTTAATTGATTATTTCATACATAAGCCTACTAATATTGAACATAAGAAACAAAAAGTTGTAGGCCATATTGTTAATGCCGGCTTTACCGATTTAAACAATGAAAAAATTATAGGGAATGGAGCCGCGTTAGCTAGCAAAGATCCTTACTACATTTCTTTGGCTTCTGTTATATATAAAACAGTTAATAAAGATTTTGCGGATGTTCTTCTAAGGTCAAGCGACGAAAATGATCCTTACTTTAAAAAGATTTCTGCAAGCTGGGAATTAGGATTTAATGATTATGTCATTGCCGTAGGCTCACAAAATTTAAAGGACGCGGAAATAATCTCTAATCCCAATCAGATCGAAGAGATGAAAAAATACCTGAAAACTTTTGAGGGTTCAGGGGCTTTAGATGATGGGACTCCTATTTACCGTTTGGTAGTAGGAGAAGTTTTTCCTTTAGGGATTGGATTTACTACTAATCCGGCAGCAGATGTAAGTGGGCTTGTTGTTGAAAAAAATATTGATTTAAGTATCAATGACAAAAGGGATGCCTCTTCCCCTGAGGAGACTCATATAGACGCGGAAAAAAATATTTTTAAAATTTCACAAAGTGAATTAAATACTGTAAAAACTACTAAGACTATGGATATCACAGAATTCAAAACAGAGTTCGAGAAGATCCTCGATTCGAAGTTGTCTGACAAGGCAGAGTTCTCTGAAGAGGCCGTTGCTAACGTCGCTTCTCATGTGATCGACAAGATTCGTGAGAAAGATGAGCAATTTAGGGCTGAAAGAGAGGGCATTGAGGCTGAAAAAGTTCAGGCTCAAAAAGACGCCGAGGAAGCCAAAGCTTCAATCGAAGAGCTTCAGAGTAAATTAGAGGAAGCTACCGAGAAGATTAATTCTCTGGAGACCTCTATCAACACTGCTGCGGCAGAAGAGTTATTCAATAGCAGAATGGAATCTATTGACGAGCTTTATGATCTTACTGATCAAGACCGAGGGGTTTTGGTTAGTGAAATTAAAGCTTTAGATAGTTCTGATGCTGCTTTTGAGGATTATCAGTCACGACTGTCATCTTTGTTACAACATAAAAGTAAAGCTTTTAAGGCGGAGCAAGAACAACAGTTCGAGGCACGAATACAGGAAGCTGTTGAACAGCGTTTGGCGCAGGAAACTACCGCTAATGCTACCGCACCAGCGACAGAAGAAACTAGCGAAACCGTTGAAGATGTAGTGGAAAACGTTGAAGTTCCCCATTCTAGTATGGCGAATAACAATGAGGCATCTTCTGCTGAGGAACCTCTTGAAGATCGATTCAAGAAAGCCTTCAGCTCGCAAAACATTTCCATAACCTATTAAACCTATAAACCATTATGGCATTAAGATTATATCCATTTAGGCAATATAGCGATCATGATGTTATCAACATGTACGCTAATCAGGTGGTTGATGATAACCCCACAACTAACGGTAACGGTAGTGCAGGTGTGATGGTAAAGGTACTAAGCGGCAATATGCAGAAAGATACTTTCGATTTAATCGGAAGTACCTATCTAGGAAAAACTGACTACCCCTTCTTGGGTGCAGATAAGTATCCTGTCGTACCTTTACGCGTTGTAGCTGCCACCACCGGAAGCCCAGTATTAGGCGTCACTCTTAATCAAACATTAAAGAATGACGAGAACGGAGAAAAACTCCTTTATAACCCAGTCAAAAAAGATGAACTTCAAGCTGTTCTTAGTGGTCAGGCTGTGCCTGTCGCTACGAAAGGTTTGTTCACCTTCGATGAAACTGCTTACGAAAAAGACTCGAATTTCGTTCCGGGTAACATCGCCGCTATTTCTGCAAATGACGGCAAGTTAACTGGTGTCACACGCGAAAGTCTGGCTGACGTAGTAGGAACGCTAGTGGGTCATATTATCGGTACCGGTAATAGAACTTCTCAGATGGGTAAATCTGATGAGTTTGCTGGTACAGGTACTGCCCAGTATGCGTTGGTTCATTTGGACGTATGTGCTTCATGGGACGTTGCATAATAATTAACAGAAAGGAATTATTTAGAACATGAAAATTACATTAAAAAGAACCGATGAGCAGATTGAGTTAGTTAAGGCTATGGCTTCACGTAATCGTGATACTGCCTATGCGGCTCAGGTCGCTTTGGCAGAGTTTATTGGCCCTGTCTTAGCTGAAGTTATCAATAACGCTCCAACTGTGAGTAACCTTTTCACTCCATTACAGTACAACGCTGATGATAATCCTTCTATTCCCTTAGATTTATATTATAATATCTTCGATGAAGATTATATCCGTGTTTACAGTCAATCCGTAGCTGGAGGTCTTCCTACCAACTACGTGCAACCCACCGCTTCTGAATTGAAGTTCGCCACTTACAACCTAGACAGCGCCGTTTCTTTTGATAAGAAATACGCGTCTCGTTCAAGATTGGATGTGATTGGTAAAACATTCACTCGCGTAGCGCAGGAAGTTTTAATTAAGCAGGAGAGAACATCTTCTAATCTGCTTATGACAGCTCTTGCTAACGCTAAGACTGGTACAGCTGCATTAGAAGCAACCAATCGTCACGTGTTCCGTACGGCTCAAGCTGATCGTTTATTATTGGATGACTTGAATAAGTTATTCACTAAGATCAAGAGGGTTAACGCTTCATGGGACGGCGGCACTCCGACTGGAGCTCGTAAGGGTCTAACTGACCTTTTGGTTTCTCCTGAGGTGGTCGAGAAGATTCGTGCCATGGCTTATCAGCCAATCAATACACTTGCTCCTAATGGTGCAGCTGTAGGTGCAACTTCTCAGCCTGTCACATTGGTTGACCCTGAGCGCGAGAAAATATTTGGTCAAGCTGGCTTGACTGAGTTCTATGGTATTTCTATCATGGAAATTCTTGAGCTTGGTGTTGGTAAGAGATTCAACGACGTTTTCGATACAGTAGCTGGAACTACCGATTATCTTGATCATGGTTCCACAACTGCTTCTAGCGCATTTAACGGTGCTAGTGAAGAAATCATCGTCGGTCTTGACCGTACACGTGATGCGATGGTACGTGCTATCGCTGTTGATTCAGAAACCGGTTCCGAGTTTAACTTGGTCGCAGATGATCAGTTCTCTAATAGACAGCAGAGAATTGGTTACTATGGCGCGTTAGAAGAGGGACGCATGGTGCTGGATGATAGGGCCTTAGTAGGCTTGATCATGTAATCGGCTGAATGTTATTAAAGACTCCACCTCGGCAACGGGGTGGAGTTTTTTTTTGGAAAAAAGAGTTTTTAGATGTAATATTAGGTATGGCAGCGAAAAAGAAAGCTAAAAGAAAAAGCGGGAAAACAACCAAAGAAGCAACGGCTTCTAAGAAAAAGGCATCTTTAGAGGATGTGCAAAATTTTACTACGGGTAAAATAGATGATAATACTTTAAAAAAAGTAGCTGACTTGGAGCAAGTATTAGGAATTAAAACTACTAATCCTTTTGGGACTAATGAGCCCGACATATTTGAAAAGAATATGAGTGACGCCACTGTGAGCGATCTTCAGAATTTATGCACCAAAGTAGGCATTTTTCCGGACAGTTCTAGGGCTCGCATGAAGCAAAAATTGCGTGAAGAATTTAAGCGCGTTACTAGAGGCAGCCGCTCTATAGTAATGGAAACCCCTCTTTCCATTTCAGATCCAGCTCATCCCGATCATGAAAAAGCTAAAAAATTAATGGGGGAAGGTTTTTAATATTAGTGTAAATACTATATATGCCTGACAGACAAAGGACCCCTTATTTGGTCAGTACAATAGCTACTGGCATCTACAATGACGAATTCGATTCGGATACCGGATATGCCACACTCTCCTCTATCTCGGGATGGTTGGCCAATAACGTAGGATTATTAAACACTCTTATCTATCAATCTTTCTCAGGGTCTGGTCAGGCAACCTCTGATAATACTAATGGATATAACGATGATACTATTTTGCAGCCTTCAGGAAACTTTAGGTTTGAAGAAGCTGACATATACAAGCAAATTTACTTAACAAATTATTATACCAAAAAAGCTCGTGCCGTTTTAAAAGGCATTGATAGTTCGGTGGATTTCATTAGTTTGCGGGAGGGAGACTCCATGATTACTCGTACAAATAAGAATGAGATAGCTAAGACTTACAGAGGCTTCGCTAAGGACGCTCAGGAGGCCCTAGATTTACTTGTAGCTAAATATAGTATCTACGGGGCGGCTCCAGTTCAAGTTGCCGGCACAGACGCTTCTGTGGACGCTAGCGGCGATATCTATGGACGTGCGTGGGTGGGCCAGTACTAAAGGTTTTATTTTTCATATATTGACATAAAAAAACCCCGCTCTTTCGAGCGGGGTTTTTGTTTGATTTAACTTGTTTATTGGATGGATGTAACGAATCCATCGCTGGTCCATGAACCTTGTTTTGTCTTAGCATCACCAAGCACCCAATAAGGAAGGGTTGTCCAGCGTGCGTAAGATCCTCTCATAAAGATACCATTGTTTTGATCTTGAGAGCCACCTATTTGTGTAGAGAAGGTGATATCAACAGTTTCATTGTCCCCGATAGAAGCGCTATAGCTTTCTCCTTCAAGGCGAGCACCTTTGACATCGATAACTAACGCCTCTGCGCCCGCTTTACCTGTTCCAGCTGATCTACGCATAGTAAGACGGAAGTCTGTTTTATTCGTAGATGCTAACTTTTCGAATAGATTAGAAGTTTTCAGCTCAGATACGATAGCGGAAACGCTCACGTCGATATTCATAGGAAGATCGATTACACGGGCATATCCGAAGGTGTTGCCCAGTCTTCCGAGTACAGTACGACTCATTGGAACTGTGACACCAAAACTCTGAATATGAGCTTTGCCATCGCCGCTCAAAGTAGTAAATCCATCATAAGAAGTATTTATACTTTCGTCTTCGCCTGCGTCAATAAACTCAAGCACAAGATCTCCCGGACGCAATGCAGTGATTTGATCTGCACCTTCGCCTGTGGTATTAATCGTTCCGCCTTCAAAGTTATAATTAATGGCAACTTGTTGACCTTGGGTATCATCAACACCCGGAACTTGGTTACCAGTGACATTGTTAGCCACAGCTCCCGAGATCTTATCGTCCATTCGAATATTAAATGCTTCTATCGTAACACTAGCAGTAGGAATAGCTCCTACAGAAGCATCAATGGTATAATCACTAATGAATCCGTTTCCGATAGAAATGACATCGAAATCATTTGCTGTGGTTGTAACTGTATCACCTTGAACGTCTTCACCTTCTTTAGTTGTTACGATGAAGTAGTTGTTTCCTTGAGTGTCTTCAATTAAGCCGGATAAGGCTGAGAATCCTGATACACATCCGTCTCCCGTCCATGCTACATCAGTAGTAGCTCGTGACATAGGTGAGGCTGGTATTCCCGCTACGCCGGAACAATTAGTGGGAAGATTGAAACCCATTTTTCTTTCATTTTCACCATCAGTCATATAATAACTGAAATCCAAACCTACCGTAGGAGACTCCATTACAATAGAGTCAATACGTGCAAGTTTGCCGAATTCGTTAATATCTTGGCGATTAATAGTGAAGTTGAAGTTAGCCGATTGAACCCTGCGAAGGGGTTCAATAAGACTCCGATTGAGCACTTTGGACGCTGGGTTTGATGCCGGCGCTGCTCCGTCAGGGAAAGCTATCCCTGTTACTCCTGTCCAGTTATAATTACCTACTGTATCAACCGAGTTATTCGATGACGAATCTCCCGTTTGCATATGGTAACCCGTGGATGAAGGCGATATAAATAACGCCTGACTTTGATAAATTACTCTGTTTCTAGCCATAGTAGTATAGTTCTAAATTTAAAATAATTTACAACTTTTTTATGACTTTGAGAACTTTTAACTTCTTGGGAATCTATATTTGTATATTTCGAAATCAACAAAACCAACGAAAAGATCCACAGGCAACTGTTTATCCGCAGTGTCGCCGACTTTAGAAACTCGGGTTTCATTAATCATATATTTTTCCCCATCATTTGTTGAAGCAACATTTGAATAATTGTAGCCATCAGGGTAAGAGGATTTAACGCCTCCATATTCGTCTAATGGGGCTCCAGAAAAGGGAATGTTGCCAAAAACCTCTCTAGCAGAATCAGCAAAAATAGATAAAACTCCATCTAATTGATACATATTCTCAGCAAAAACTACGGCTGTGATATCTGTTATAGTATTATCTTGGCCTCCAAAAGCAAAAGGTGCATTTGTTGTAGTTCCAAGGGAAAGGAATGCGGCAGGAGTCGCTTGGTCGTAGGGGGCCACATAACTTAAAGTGCGTCCATATCTACTGTTTGTCTTATATTTACCAGCTGTTATTAAAGTTTCTTCGGTTTGGTTGGCAATATAGATATTACAATTCTTGACCGTGTAAGTGCCACTTATGTTGGTGCCTGTATTGAAGTTAGAATCAAATAGCAATCTACCATTGTCAAAATCATAAGTTAAGCCGCTGGTGCCCGCGGTTATGGCAGTTCCATCTCCGCTTATAGTAGGATTAATTGTGGCTGCACTTATGTTCTTATCATAAACCCATTGTTTATAGGGCGAGCCAAAAACAACTTTGTCTTGCACTCTTTCATCTACATAATAGTAAAAGTCAGTTGTATAATTTTTATACGCTTCGCCTTTCTTTAGAAGAAAGTTATCAAACCAAAGATAAAAGCTATTTAAAAGTCCATGTTGATATAAAGGTTTCATTAGAATTGTTTATTTTGCAGTTTTTCTATGGCTTTGTAATAATCATTGAGCAATGCCGACATATAGCTAACATTAGAGAATTTTCCACTTCTTATCTTCCCTTTTACTTCTATAGCTTTTCCGGACCTTGATTGAGGTATAGAGCCGCTGGAAAATAAATATTGTCCAAGTCCCGAAATGCCTCTTTCAATTCCTCGTGCCCAGCTACGACCGGTAGCCCATGGCATTGGAGTTGCATTAAATACATCATCTTTTGTTGGAACTTCAATAGTGGCTCTGAAAACACCTCTAAGATTATGATACCTAATATGGTATTTTTCTAGTAATTCTCGCAAAGGTCTAATAGGCTTAGACCCCGCAGTAAATCCAATGTAAGTGTAAAGATTCCCAATTCCCCCTAAAGTTCGGCTTATATTACTAGCGGACGGCCCTGTTTCAATCTCCAAGGTAACAGGATGAGAGTTGAAGGATTTTAAAAATTGATCATAAATGTTAGCAAACTCTTTTTCAATTGTCCTTTTTACTTCTTTTTGAAAAGCAGGCTGCTTAGCAGCTTGCTCCTTTATTCTTTTTGTTAGTGCGTTGGATATACGAGTAGGCATTAGGTTAATTTTTTAAGCATTACAGTGTAAAACTGAGAGTCAAAAAGACCGTGCCCTCTAAAATCACTGTAAATAGAAAATTTTTGATTATCAAATTCAACTCTTTTAGCCTCTGAAACTGTTGTTAGGTCGGCTGCTTTTATCTTCATCCTTACTAAACCTTCAGGTATATATACCTTAATTTGATTGGGAGATTTTGCTGCCGTAAAATAATCTTCAGAAAAATCTTGGCCATATTGTATTCGCGCTTTTATCGTTGTGGATTGCGTTGTATAAGTAATAGGATTCGTGGCACCGGCGTTTCCGTAAATTGAGTTAAACTCATTGTCTTGGGTGGAAATTGTTTCAATAGGATCTTTCACAATTGTAACAGATCTAGCAAATGTGTCATGTTGGTCGTCCATGACGCTGTTCAAGGTGCTTTTTTCGCTATCAGAAATTAAACTTGCCATACTTATACTATACACTTTTTAAAAAACCTTTGGAAAAAAAGTGTTTATTTAATATTATTTTTACATATTTATGTTAAAGCAAATATATTCTTTTACTGTTCATGATACTCAAAAAATAGAGCAAAAAACCCAAGAAAAACGCAAAAATAAAGACGGAGTTGAAGAGGAGGTAGAAGTAAGCAAGAAAGTTAGTAAAGAGGTTCCATATGAAATAATCATAAAAGACCCTACTCGACGCGAACTTGAAGAGGCTGATATGGAATATTCTATTGAAATGAGCCGTTGCGTTAAAAAAGGAATTCTAACTAAAGCTATGCTTGCGAAGAAATATTCTGATACAGGAGGGTTGCTTTCAGAAAATGACGCACAACGTTTAGTGGAGTTGTATGGTGAATTAGCGGAGCTGGAGGGGGAATATACCCAAAAAACTTTAAAACATAGAGATGTAAAAAAACTGCCACGGCAAACTAGAGAGCTAATAGATAAACTAGCAGCTAAGGTAGCTATAACGCGCAGAGATATTGTCACGCTAGAAGGCTCTTACCAAAATTTATTTAGCCATACGGCAGATACTAAAGCCCAAAATAGAATTATTTTGTGGTACATTGCCAGCTTAACTCATTATAAATGCGATGAACTAGAGATAAAAGAACCTGTGCCATTATTTAAAGGGGAGACTTTCGAAGAGAAAATAGATGATTATTACTCTAAAGACGAAGCTGAGGATTCTTTATTTCAGTTAGTAGCGGGAAAGCTAGCGTCCATAATAAGTTTTTGGTATTTTAGTAATCAGCCTGAAGAAAAAGACTTCGATAAAATTATAAATGACATCGACAACCCAAGCGAAGAATGATGTTAACCTTAGGCATATATTCAAAGATTTAGTTTTTGGGTGGTCACATATTTTCGATTACGATAAACCTGCGTACCTAAAGCACTTATCTGTCTTTGATCAAGTAGACATAGAAGAAATACGCCAAGGCTTCTATGAAAATGCTAAAAAGAGGGGACTTCCAACTCAAGAAGACGCCCTTAAACGTTTAGAAGAAGAGGGGCTGTGGACTTCGCATGACGAAGGTAAAATTAAACAGCAAGAGCAATATTTAGAGCAAGTTCAAAATACAAAAAAAGAATTATATCTAAAAAAACAAATTGATCAAGTTAATGCGGATATAAAGGAAGGTGAAAGAAAGCTATATGAACTGAAGCTGCAAAAAGAAGATTTAATTGGCCAAACTTGTGACAAATATGCCGAAAGCCGCGTTTCCGATTATTATATAATAAAATCTTTACATAAGGATGTAGCTCTTAAGGAATCTTTTTATAGCCAGAAAGATGTGGATAATATGAGGCGCGAAGAAATGTCTAAAGTTGTAGAGTCTTACAATAAAACTTATTCAGTTTTTTCTGACGATAATATTCAACGCGTTATACTTCAAGATTTTTATCAGCCTTACTTACCTTTTTGTGAGACTGTAACAAATATGTTTTCCAAGCCTCTTTTTGAGCTTTCGATGAACCAAGTGAAGCTTGTTATATATAGTCGCATGTTTAAAAATATTTTTGAAAATTATCCTAAAATTCCAGAACGCATAAAAACAGACCCTCAAAAAGTAGTAGATTATGTAAATGCTCAGGAAAAAGCTAAAGATAAATTGCAAAATGTAGATAAAGAGGGAGCATCTACAGTATTTGGAGCTGAAAAACAAGACTATGAATATTTAGGGGTTCAACAGGCGGGAGGAGACACGCTCAGCAAGAAGCTTAAAGAAAAAGGAGGAAAAATGGACATGAAAGATCTAATGAGCATTTTAAAAGACTAAAACAAGTGTATAAATTAGATTGAAGTTATGTCCTTTAAAATAGACGCAGCTATTAATGAAAAGGCTTTTATTGATTCGGTAAATCGAGGAGTCCAAGCTTATAATAGAAAATTCGCCGGCAAAAGCGGAACCATTAATTTAAAAATTAATGAAAAAGGCTTCAGGCAGCCACTAGGAAGAATCACAGGAGATCTTAATATGTTTGATTCTGCCTTGGCAGCTTCGAATGCTCGAGTTATTGCATTTGGTGCTTCTACTGCGGTTATAGGGGGCGTATCTAAAGCTTTTCGTGAGCTAGCTAAAACTACAGTTGAGGTAGGAAAAGCCTTTTCGGATATCAATCGTATTTTACAATTAAGCAATAAAAATTTTGAAGAATTTGGGAATCAGCTTTTTGACATTTCAAAAAAGAATGCCACAGCTTTTCAAGATGTAGCTAAAGGTGCGTTGGAATTTGCTCGTCAAGGTCTAAAAACAGAAGAAACTCTTAAAAGAACAGCGGACGCCATGACTCTAGTTAGATTGACTGGAATCAATGCTGATAAAGCGGTAAGTTCTTTAACGGCTACTGTTAACGCTTTTGATAGCGCCATGGTTACTACAAGTTCGTCACTTAATAAATTTGTAGCTGTAGAAACTAAATTTGCAGTTGGGGCAAGAGATTTGGTCGAGGCCATCGGGCGAGTAGGTTCATCTGCTAGAGATGCTAAAGTAGGATTTGATGAATTGAATGCTATGGTGACTTCGGTTCAGCAAACCACTGGTCGAGGCGGTGCAGTTATCGGCAACGCCATGAAAACTATTTTTACGAGGCTACAGCGGCAAAGTACATTAGAAGCTCTTGAATCTTATAATGTTGCAGTTAAGGATGTTCAAGGCAATACTTTACCTGCTATACAGATTTTAAATAATTTTGCAAAATCTTATGCCGGTTTGGCCGACTCAAGTCAGGCTTATCTACGGGAGCAGGTGGCAGGTGTTTTCCAAGCTAATATTTTATCAGCAATTTTAAGAGATTTAAATAAACAGCAATCTACTTACAGTCAAGCATTGCAAGTTTCAATAGGCGCTACTAATGAAGCAGATTTAGCTACAGCTAAATTAAATCAAAGTCTATCTGCTTTAATGGCTCAAACCACTACCGAGTTTCAAAAACTTCAACAAAATATCGGCAAAGAAACTTTTGAGCCTTTAGCAAGGCAAATACTCGAACCTCTTAAGTCTGCTATGGAAGGTTTGAATAATTTGATTGATGGAGAGGGGGCTGGCAGCGAAGTAGCTAATGGAATATTAAAAGGTATTAAAAATGTTATAGGAGGGCCGGGCCTTGTCGCTATTGGAACAGTATTATTTACTGTATTTAAAAATACCATTGGCTATATGGCTCAAGCGCTTCCGCAATTAATTGGACTTACTACTGAAACTTCAAAACGAGCTACTTTGGAAAAATTTATTGAAGCAGCTCTAAGAAATGAAGCTGATTTGTCTAAGGCGGTTGCTGCAAATGAAGGAAATGCCGCAGCTCAAGCCAAACTTTTAATGGACTATGCTGTTACTACAGCTGCCGCCATGGAAGGGCAAGAGGAATCGATGATAGCAATGGTCAATGCTATGATGAAGATGCCTAAGTCAATGCCGGCAGTTGCCGCTGCTACCGGAGGAACTAAGAAGCCTCGTGGTGCAAGTGGATTTATTCCCGGTATGGCGGGAGAAATAAATGATATTAGAAGAGGTGTAGGAGGGGTTAGTCCGACGTCTCGACCTGTAAGCATTCCTAATTTTGCTTTTGGAGGAGGCGTTCGGGGAACAATGATTGCAAATACTGGGGAATATATTGTGCCTAATTATCGAAATGGAGGCTCTGCGATCTTTAATCCTAATATGGTATCTCAATATGGGATGCCCGCGGGAGCAAAACCAGTAAGAGGATCCGGGGGTTACGTTCCAAATTTTGTAGACGTAGGAAAGTTAAGGTTAGAGGACTTTGAAGGTATGAAACCGGCTGACCTTAAAAAGGACTCTGCGTTAATGAGCCGTTTCACCCAGTTAACAGGAAGAAAAAATTTATCTACAGGGATGAAAGATGCTTTAAAGGCTGGGTATGCCAAGAGAAGCGCTCAATCTCAGGCTCGTCGAGACACTTTTATTTCAAAAGAAATTGCCATGCTTACTCCTCCAGCCGGTTATGGAAGTGGAGGTAGTGCTATGCACACTTTTGGTGCGGGAAATAAAATCCCCGGAATGAAAGGTAAGCCGTTCAGTGTGGCTTTTAGAAAGTATACTTATAACCCAAAAACAGCTTCTAAAGTAGGAAAGAATATTACTCCTATTGAAGAAGACATAGAAAAAGGAATTATTTCTGCGACACAACGTTTTGCTCAATCGATCGATCCTCCTGCAGATGATTTAAGTCCTGCTCAAATGAAAACAGCACTTAACACAGCTCAAGGAGGAGCTGGAGCAATCTCTGCTGCTGCTGGAGCCGCTTTTGAGGTTGGTATAAGTCAAGCTTTAGGATTACAGGCCGCAGCCCCTGAAAAGGGAGTTAAAAATCTAGATGTCCCTAGGGGTTTCTTTACTCAGCAACTTAAAGATCTTTTTTCTACAGGAGGGAAAAAAGTTAGAGCTACGGTCACAGGCGGAGATTTTAAAGTTCGTGATAGCGAGGGAACAGTTAAAAGCATGGCTGAAAAGATAATGAGTCCTGCTGGTGACCCCGGATGGAGAAGCTGGGTTTCTGCGCGATCGAGATCTTCACGAGGTTACGTTCCTAATTTTGCGGCATTAGGCGATGCGGTAGAGAGGGAAGCAGCGGCAGGAGTTCCTTTGGGCTCTATCAGGGTAGGTCGCTCGAATAGGTTGGCCAGTCCCAATAATCCAGTAGGATTAGGTGTTACAAATACGAGAGACGAACCTAGGGGCTTAAAAGATGTAGTGGGGGCCGCAAGAGGTTTCATTCCTAATTACGTAGGAGGAGTAGATTTAGGTGGCACTGTAGGAAAGACAAATAAACATCTAGCTGCTTTAAATAACGGTTTTACTAGATTTCAAACTATAATCGATAAAGTTGCCTTAAAGTTATCTAAAAAAGAGATAACAGAATCTCAAGCTATGAGAGCGACTGATAGGTTAGGAAGAGCTGCGGGCAAAACTGGATCAAGCTTAACTACTTTACAAACAAGAGTTAAATCAACCGCTGCCAGCATGTCAGCTTCCACTGCTGCCGCGGGTGGCGCAACAGGGTTAAAAGGCAGGCTTAAAGAGAGCATGAAGCAAGGGGGAGGCATGGGAGTTGGTATCGGATTGGCCATGGGCTTGCCTATGTTAGGAGGAGCCGCAGAGCAGGCATTTGGAGAAGGAGATCCAACAGGGCAGGTAACCAGTGGAGCTTTAACAGGCGCTGGAACAGGTGCTTCATTGGGCATGATATTTGGCCCATGGGGAGCTGGGATTGGTGCTGCAGTTGGGGCGTTAGGGGGCTTGACTAATGCTGCCATTGATGCTGGAAAAAGCGTCGAACAATTAAAAAGAGAAGCCGAAGAGTTTGGCAAAGAGACTGAAAAAATGACCTCTGCTGGTCAAGCATATATACAAGCTCAAGAAGATTTATTGTCAGCTACTAATGTAAAAGACATGGAGTCTGCTCAGCAAGCGGTTATTAAAAACTTCGAAGCAATTAAAGGAACAAAACTTGAAGAATCGTTTGCTGCTGCTGGGGCAGACGTTAAAGCTTTAACTGCAGCACTAAAAGACTATGAAGAGGAAAGAGATGTAGGTGGAGCCATTAAGAAGGCGGGAGCGGCAGCCGCTGCAGCCGACGACACCAAATATACGAAAATGTTTGGAGCTTTTGGCGGAGCGGTTGAAGATTATTTTACGGAGACGATCGTGAGACAAACTCGAGCTTTAAAACCGGGGCATTCTCGTGCTTACGTGCCTGCTTCAAGTACATTTAAGTACTCGATAGAAGACAAAAACCTTAAGGCTCTTAAAAAAGATTATGGCGATATGTTTGAACTACTGGCAACTGAATTGAGCGAAGGCCAATTAGAGGAGTTGTCTAAACTATTAAGAGATGAAACGAACAGTTGGGGATTTGATGAGACTGCAGTAGCAAAATTAGTTATCAAATATGGAGATAGAATCAGTAATGAGTATAAAACTGATTTAGAAGAATTTTTTCAAAACCTAGAAGATGCTACTAGTGGAAAATTATTTACAGTTCAAGATTTTTCTACGGTCATCGAGAGGGTTAATGCATTTGGAAAAAAACAAGATGCTGCTGTAGCTACCACAGTAAAGCTTACCGAAATAGCTACGCGATCCTTTATTGATATAAAAGACGCTATGCAAATGGTAGCGACTGGGTTAGCCAAAGCTGCTAAATTTGCAGGTTCACTTACCAAAGCGAGAGGGGCATTAGGTGGAAATGTTGCTGGAATTTTACGTACCCAAGGCAATACATTAGGAGCTATAGACTTTGAAAGAAGTCAAGCTCAAGCCTCCCTTGATCTAAAAAGACAAAGCATGGATCAAAAATTTGTAGCGGATAACATCACGAAGCTCTTAAATGCCGTTAAGACAGCTGGAGGTGTTGCTCCCGGCGACACAGCTTTAAAAGATTTAAATGAAGCAGCAGACGTTTTTACTAAAGATGTTGCGCAGGGATTTAAATTATTAGAACAGTTTTCCGGTAGAAATAGCGCCGCTACAACACAATTACAAAAGACAATTAAGGACAGTAAGGTTTTATATGAAGATCAGTTAAGAAACATTAATGTGGATCAGGCTATATTAAATAGCAAATTTGACCTAGAAGAACAAAAAGCTCAAAACCTAATTAGAGAGCAAGCCCTTCAAAGTGAATTGAGAACAACACTTCATGAGCGTAAAATGCTGATGATAGAAGAAAAGTCAAATGCGGCAAAAGAGGAAATAAGATTAAAAGCACGTTTAGCAGACACGCGAACTTTTGCAGGCATGACGGGCGCTCAAGCACTTAGAGAAAGACAAGGAATTAACCAAGGACTCACTGCGCTTCAAATATCGGGGGCTCGAAGAGATGCACTAAGCGCAACTGTCCGTGGAATAGGAGAAGCACAGATTCAGAAAGACACAGTTGATAGTAATTTATTATTAATAAGCAGCCAAAGCTCCTTAACCGAAGCTGTAGATGACCTCACTGTTGAAATGCAAAAAAGCGTGGCAATCGCACGACTGGAAGCTGACACTTCAGCTAGAATTGTTGAGTCGAGGGTACAACAGCGAGCGCTAAGAAATACAATAATAAAAGATCCGAATTCCCCCATAGCGAAGATAGCCGCAGCTCATGAAGGAGGCGCAGAAGCTTACTTTAAAATGATGGCTGATGCGCGAGAAGGTCAAATTAGAGGCGATGCAGCGAAACAAATGAAAGCTTTATTGGCTTCTCCGGGAGGTGGCGGAGGCGCTCGTGTAGGAGCCGGAAGGGCGGTTAATTTGTCGCAAGTACGTAGATCTGTAGTTGACTTTGAAATGCAACGCGCTCAAGCAGGGGGTACCTTTGATAGATTAAAGCAATTCAAATCAATAGGCGAAGCTCAAAAAGAAATTAATCGTTTGATAGGACAAGAGGAAAGTAAGGGTGAAAATGCGAACACTAAACTTTTAGAAAAGTTAAGAACGATACGGGAAGAGCTTGCAGCGCGCAAAGCCACTTTGAGCGCTTCAGAACAAGAACTTTTTTTACAACAAAAACTAACACAAGAGCGAGAGATTTACAATGAAGAAGTAAAGCGCTCTTTTACTAAGAGTATGTCAGAAGGCTTTCAGGAAGTATTTAGAGATACTGATTATATCTTTGGAAGATTGGGAAAAGAGCTTCCTATGGCTTTTAGGGATGGAATGGTGGGGGCGTTAGAAGAGGCTATGGATAGAACTGAAGATCTTGGCGATGCTATGCGAGGTTTTGCGGTGGATATGCTTAAAATGGTAAGGCGATCCTTTCTTCAGTATTCAATGAGCAACTTTACAAATTTAATAGGAATGGGAGCTAGCCCCGGCTTTAGAACGAGCGGTCCGGGGCATTTAAACGTGCCTGATTGGTTTGGAGGTCAAAAAGGAGGTATTTTAAAGGCCCGGAACGGAATGTATATTTCAGGGAGCAGAACAGGAGATAAAAACCCAGCTTTATTGGAAGACGGGGAATATGTCCTAAATAGAAACGCGGTTAAGGCAATGGGAGGCCCTGTGGCTCTTAATAGGTTAAATTTTGGAATGGCTCCTCGTTTTCAAGACGGAGGCAGCATGATGCTTAATGAAAGTGTTAGAAGTCCACGTATGAGTGGCTTCTTTCTTGCCTCAGACAATCCAGAATTACAAGAAGCCAGAGAAGCAGCTAGGGCTGCCTATGAAAAGAAGCAGCAGAAAAAAGCAGAAAAGAAACAATTACTTACTACTTTCTTAACTACATTGGTAAGCGCAGGTATTGCTCAAGGATCAAAAATGTTCGGGCCAAAAGATTTTACGGGAGGCGCGTTTGGCGAAGGAACATTTACGGATCCAATAACTGGAGCTACTGGCGACAACATTATTTCGCTCCCAAGCAATGCAAAATCTTTAGGCAGATTGGGTACTAGCATCGGGCAAACAGGTGGTTATTTTAACCGTGGTTTTTTCAATCGGGATAGCGTTCCTACGTTCATGGCGGGAGGGGAGTATGTTATGAATAATCGTGCGGTTAGAAAATATGGCTTAGGATTTATGGGTCGTTTAAACGGAGGGGTTATTCCAACTATGCAAGCTGGAGGAGGCGTAGGAGGCGCGTCAACACCACCTTTGAATACATCAACTGCAACTAATACTAACAATATATCTATTAACGTAAATTTAGGAGGAGGTTCAGGTGGTGCGCAGTCAGGTTCAGGAGGAACTGGAAATGTTAACGCAGACCAAGAGTCAAATCGAGATCAAGCGACCGAAGCTAAAGACCTCAGCGAAAGAATTAGAGGTGCTGTGCTAGAGGTTATATCTCAAGAGCAGAGACTGGGGGGATCTCTGAGAAAAGCTAGGCATTAAAAATGGCCAAAAACGCATCACCTAGCTATGAGCAAATGTTTTATCTCGGAGGTACGGGTATCTCCGGGATTCGTAATTTAGGAGCTAGCTATAGTGTAGGGCAAAAGCAGGTTAGAGTTTTAGGCGCAGGTTTTGTGCGTGATGTTATTGCTGAGCCTTTGCAAGGGGAAGTCTCCATGACAAGAGATTTGCTCTACCAAGATCCCTTTTTAGATCTTACAGGAGAAGCTCCTATCTCAGGGACTCTTTTATATGGAGTACAGATCGGAGATGGAAATGAAAAAGTATACGGTTTTAACACGGGCTATTTAACAAGCTATACTATCAACTGTAACGTTCAAGATGTCCCTACAGTTGACACTACTTTTACGGTCTTTGGGCAGATGGGGAGCGGTGCGCGCCAAGGCCAATTAGATTACTCTGGCACCGCTCCCCTTCAAACTTTAGGGTTTGTTAATCATGAATCGGTATTTTTGACTTTTAACGGCTCGGGTACCAATCGAGGAGTTTCAGCTTCTCAAACATACAACATTAATCGCGTTCCTATATATACTCTAGATCAAAAAACAAGCGAAGATTATTACGCTCCTTCAGAAGTGCTTACTGATTATCCAATTGAAATAACAACAGACTTTACGATTGAAATGGATGATTATGAGACCGCTAATATGATCGACAACGTACGAAGCGGAAACTATGAAACAATTGGAGTTGAGATTCGACTAGGAGCAAAAGGAGAGACGTTAGATGGCAACACAATTATACCTGCAGGTACCGGTAATTTATGTTTAAATGATAATTCTGGTACTTGTCTAGGGGATGATGGCGACGGTATAACAAGATACGAATTTATGAGTACTACTGGACATTTGGTTTCGCAAAGCATAGAGACTACTATAGATGGACTTTTAAGTGTAAATTTACAATTTAAAGATTATTACAATAAGGACTAAAAAATGGGCAAAATATTAGAATATCCGAACTTAGGCGGAGCACCAGCACAAGACGATTTATTATTTCTCGGCGATTATAGTGCTGATAATGCAAATCCGGTCACCAAGCATGTGCTGATAAGCGACCTGAATAAAAAATATCAAATATGGGCGGCTGACAACAACGGTCTAAAAATCACTGATGATTCGGGCGCTTATGGCCTTTTTGTTAAAGACAACGGCGGAAGCGGCCTTAGCAATATTGGTATCGGAACCAACGCGGCCTCCTATCTTTTAGATGTACAGGGCAGCACTGTTAATAACGCTAACATACGAATTTACTCTTCAGTCGCAAACTCTTATCCTTCTTTAAAACTGCAGAATGACGCTACCACATGGAGCATTTATTGTAATGGAAATTATACTGATGCCGTGCGCACTGATATCTTTTTAATTGAAGGACCCGGCGGAGGAAGTGGACCTTTTAGGTTGTTCATGCAAAAAAATGGAAATGTAGGCATTGGGCATAATGGGTCTTTAGCTGCTACTGGAGCAGAATACGACTTAGATGTCAAAGGAGATTTTTGTGTAAAAGGTAGCTATCCTGTTATTATTGATTCAGCAAGAGGAGAAATAAAGCAGCTTCAAACCACGGGAGGAGTAGGCACTACTAATAGTTTGCACGTGCAATATGACGCAGGGGCAAATATAGATTTTATGTATAATGGGGGTGGCGCGAATGCAGGAATGCGTATTCAGACCGATCGTAAAATTGTTATCGGACAAACTACTGCAAGGGCTAAATTGCATATAGTAGATGCCACTGCCGGAACTAATTTCTTAGTGCAAGATTCCACAAATGGTTCAGTAATAGAGTTGAGAAGAGATTCTGGAACAACTACAACTAACAGTCTATATCTTACAACTAAAACAGCAGGAACAGGGGCTGTGGGAGTCGGAGATCCTACGACCACACCCGGGGCAGCCACTATTAATTTTAATACATCAGGGTTTTTAGATATTGGTGCTACTGGATATGCCTACAAATTCAATGCGTATGATGCATCTAATAATATTGTGGGAAGATTTCAATCTAATCAAGACTCTGGAGCGAGACTATTATTAACAACTGGAACAAATAATGCAGCAGCTGCCATGTCTAGTGTTATTGCTTTTCCTATTTATGTTTCTAGCAGCCCCCAAACTAACTGGATGTGCGGAGCGTTCAGAAACGGCGGGAATAATTATTTTGGTATTCATCACAGTACTTCAAGTCCCGCTACTCCCGGCAATGTCGCTGTTAATTCTACGTTGGCTGACAATAAACTGTATTTAGATACTAGCGGCAATCTTAATGTTTACGGCAATGCTGCGGCAAATGCATTTTACGATAAAGGAGGTACAAGTGCTGGTAATTATTGTAGAGGAAGATTTACACAAACTTTTTCTTTTCCTTATTATTTTGAAACTGTTAATCAAAGGTGGTCTCCTTTATTCGCTGCGCCCTATGACACAACTAATAATTATCATGGCTCCAGTGCGCCGGATAAACAATTCGCCTCTTTAGCTCCAATGGGGGGAAGGATAACAAGAATTGATGTTTCTTTAAATATGTCTACTCCCAGTAATGTTGTAAAGGCATACATTTTTACTGGTTCCTCTATGCCATCAAGCAATAAATTGAGCACTTCAGATTCAGCGTATAAAGAGAATATTGACCTGTCTTCCGCCGCTTCCAATTCTTTTACTTTAGGATTTGATGATTTTGCTGCGAGTGCGAGTACTGGAGGACAAACTAATTTAGATTTTTCTCAAGGAGAGTTTTTAATGTTGGGTATGGACACTAACACTGGAAATGGCAAATGTAATGTAACAGTCACAGTTGAATTTGATGTACCTGATAGTTTAGGCGCTTAATGGCAACAAAGTTTATAAAATACGAAAAAGCCTTACTCAGAATCGCAGATCAAAATATTTTTGCGGAAAGTGCGGAGCTAGGCGTCGAGGCTTCTTTACAGCCGGTAAACAATATTACCGGCTCTGTGATAAGATATGCACCCACTTCTCCCGTAAAGGGCACATTAACGTTTTCTCATTATTGTACAGGAATTTTTCATAATTTTTTAAACCCATTAACGGAGATAGAAAATACAGGAGAGCCTTTAGCGGGAAGTTTAGCTGGAATGAGTTTTAGTAGCGGCTACATTAAAAGCCTTAGTTTTTCAGTTTCTCCTTATTCTCCTATTTTATTTCAATCTCAATTAGATATATATGGAGAATTAGAGGCGTTGCCTTCATCTGGAATGTCTGATAACTCCTTAAGAAATGAAACTAATTTATCTCACAGTTTAAGGTCTTATTTAGCGGGAACTGACATAGGCGTAAACAAAAAAGTTTCTTTTGATTATTCGGTTTCTTGTGATCGAAAGCCCGTTGTAATGGCAGGTAAGGATATGCCCTCACGGGTCACGAAAGAAAATGTTCGCATTAATCTTTCTATTGCGGGAGAAGACGTGGGAGGAGTCATGAGTGTAACAGGAAATTATGCAGAATTAAATATTCAAGTTTTTGACACTTATGGAGATTCCGCAATGGCGCAATTCGGCTGCACTGGTCAAATATTCAATCAAAATTTAAGCGTAACAGAAGGAGGCTATATTGACGGAACCATTAGTGTTTCTCAAGATTACTTAACAGGAAGAATGTTAATATAATGGCGCAACAATCTTACATTTTTGGCTCAGGTGTAACCAACATTTCAAGGGTTGACCCTTTTGAGGTAGGGAGAACATACGAAAAATATGATGTAGTATTTTTTAGTGGATTTACCAATGCCGGCACTGAGGTTTACGCTTTAGGTACGGATGCTCCCACGGGTCATTATTATTATAGTGGAGACAGCTCATCTACTTCTACTGCGGTCAACTCTCCTACTGGGCTTAAAAGGCTCACAGATTCTAACGCAGCAAATCCTTGGACCCAAGAGTTATTCATGGAGGCGGCTTATGGTTCAGAGGTGAGATATGAAAATCAAAGTTATGATGTAACTTTTGGGGATGGATATTATAATGTTCTTAGTAAAAGCGAAAATGCCCTAAAAACTTCTTTTAGTTTAGGTTTTAGTCGTAGAAGTGATAAGGAGGCTAAAGCATTACTTCATTTATTACAAGACTCATTTAATAAAGGAGAAAAGCCAAGCGGGGCATATACAGGCATATCATTTACACCTTTTCCTCCTTATGATGAATCACACGAATTTTATATTGATAGCATAAATCAAAGTTTTGATTATCCGAATGTAAATACTGTTAGTACAACTTTGCACAGGGAGGATCAATCAACTTTAAATTGGCAGCAATATTACATCCCTTTTAAGCAAACAAATGGTTTCTGGGTGCAAAATAGAACTTATCGCCAGCACGATATAGTATATATGAGTGGGGCTACGTGTCCAAGCTTAGAGGTTTCAGGGTGGTATTATTATTCAGGGAAAGAGAGCTCTGTTTCTACGAATGAAAACGGGCCGCTGGGCGCTGCAAGCATGTGGACCAAAGATAATTTTTATTTTGATACTAACGCTGGATTATCTATAACAGAATCCCCTCGCTATTTGAAGCAGCCCATGCAAAGCGATTATTTTATTAGGACTCACGACGGTACTAATAAGGGGCTACTAAATATGGAAATGAGTTTCGATGCTCGAGATAATGAAGAGGCCAAAGCTATAGTTCATTTTCTAGAACACCATAAGGGAAAGGATCAGTTTGAATTTGTGCCTCCCGCCCCGTATGATATAACAGGAAAAGTATTCATTTGTCCTAAATGGACTCACAAATTGAATTACAAAGATAACAATAATGTAAGTGTAAATTTTATAGAATTTCCAGTTAATACTTTGTCGGAAGAAGTATCGTTTGCGAGTTTAATTACTATTGATCCATATTATACTGGAGATAATCAACCAATTAGATATTAATGCCTGATCTACCTCCAAATGTAACAAAAAGAGCTCAAGATAATGATTTTGTCGCGCACACTGGTATGCTGCTCAGTGGTATAACTGGCTTTGGGATACAAACTGGTTTTTATCTTACGAATAGTGGCAACTATCCAATAAGTACTGTAATTACGACTCAGCCAGCTCAAGCTCCCGACAGCGTATCAGGGATCTGGTCTGAAGGATACAGTCAAAGCACTTACCCCGACATATTTCAATTTCCTTCTGGGAAAAATTTCGAAATATTAGGAGGGCAAACTAAATTTATTCCTTTTGATTTTGTAGCTGTCCAAAATAACACCCTTCCTTCGTTTGCGCATGGCACAGGTCCTCAGGGATGGGGTGGTCCTGATAACAGCGGAAGATACAGCGGAACTTTTCTTTTGAATAATGTTTCTATGCAAAATGGACAGCCTGACCCTAGCGGGGGAATTAAAGTTCACGTCACAGGTCAAGTCACTGGAATTTTTGGGTCTCAGGGATCGCAGGGCTACCATGGTTCTATGTCTGCAGCTTTGCCTTCTTATCCATCTGGTTTTAGGGTTGAAAGTGATTATGGCTTAGATGGAAAACCCATGCAAACTTTACGTTGGTATCATCCAGAAACCGGCTATTTTCTTACTCAATATTCTGTTGAGTATGCTGGAAATATTGATACCAGTACCGCCACGACAGGCAGCTGGAGCGGTTTGCATACTTTTGAAATCAATTATGAAGATTTAGTAATTGCCGATTCTGATTTTTTTGCTAGCATTGACTTTAGAAAATTTGCCACTAACACCGGAATAAATCAGCGTTATACGCGAGGCACAGACCCGCAATATGACTCTAATTATGGAGAATACACCGTATCGGGAAATGTATTAGGGTTTGATGCGGATTATTATTACCGAATAAAATCTCAATATTTAATTCCCTCTAATATGGGTCAGGATGAATCTAGTTTAAGTGGGGTTCAATACGAAAGTAACTATGTGTATGGTTATCCGGTTGATAACTTTAATGTTCCTGTGAGTAGTAATGACGTTAATCAAGGATTGATAAGCGGAAGCACCACCTTACCGGCGGGCGCAGCAAATTCACCTAAAGGAGTTATAGCAAACCCAGCTGGATCCATGCGCGCGCTGTATATTTACTTTGAGAATAATCAATCTAATATTAATTTAAAAACTCTTTTCGATGAAGAAGTCTCCAGAAGAGATATAGATCTTAAATATTTTGATCCATCTCAATCAGAGTACGCTTTCACCGGGGTTCATTTTGTGGTTCCAGAAGGTTTTGTAGTTGGCTCTGAGAGCAGCGACACGCCGGGCATACAAACCGGAGATGTTATTGTTGATCATAGTTCTAATGAAATAGATGTTGTTTTAAATTTAGAAAAAGACTCTACGGTAATGGGGTGTGGAGGTAAAGGGGGAGACGGAGGTTATACTGATATTGTCTTAGATATTGATAATACCATCAATATTATAGAAGGAAAAATACAAATAAAAGAACCCGTTACAGTAGAATCAACTGTAGGTTCTGCGGGCAGCTCAGCAATTAAAATTACGAGTTCGCAATCTAAATTTAGAATCAGAAGAGACATAACGAGTCGCATATTCGGAGGTGGAGGCGGAGGAGGGGGAGGAGATCCATTTTTCTTTCCGAGAGCATTTGAAATTGCTCCTGTTTACAAATTTGATACTATGTATTCTAGGCTCCGAAAAGACAGGACTTATGATGAACAATATTTTGCAACTAATAGTGGTTTTGAGTTTGATTTTAAGGTTTCACAGGGAATATCTTGGGCAGCTTCTGGAAGTACGCCGGGGGGTACAACCAGTGGAACAATTCAGAAATTATATCTTGGACTTCAGGATATAGTTGGAACACAGCTGGCGGGTCTAGGCGGAGGAGGGCAAGGCTTTAGCGAATCTGCCGGAGGTTCAAATTTAAAGCAAGGGCAAGGACTGACTGTAGATGACCATAAGGGATCTAGGGAGGCTGCCGGATTGGGATCTTCTCAAAACTCACAGCTAAAGCTTTCTCCGGGAGGAGCTGGAGGTATATTTGGTGGAGATGGAGAGCGAGCTCTAAGTGCGGTTGAAGGGGGTATATTTAATGTCAAGGAAGGAGAACAGCGAGATGCCAAATCAGGAGGCTCTGCTGGAGCCGCTATTGAAGTAGTGAGTACAAATAGTAATTATAGCTCTTTGGGCGATTTGGTCAGCTTAAACAATATGGTGTCACCGTCCAATATCCCTTCATTAATAGCTTGGTTTTCTACTGAAGATAGCACTAAATTTACATGCACCACATCTGGCGGGTATAATTATATTACCAAATGGACATCGATGAATAGTGCCTCTATTTATATGGATCCTTATTCACGGCTGTCGTGGGGCGCCCCCAACGTTCCGGTTTTTGTAACGAGTTCGAGCAGTAGAACTCAGTCAACTGGGGCCACTTTAGCTGCTACGCCCCAAGCTAATTCTTATACTCAATATTTTAATGGACACGACACTGTGTTTTTTGGACACACTTACACTGCGCTTGAGATTAATAATATAGTTGGATCCTCAAAACTAGAAGAGGACATGCAAAGTTTTGAAATAATTTATTTTTTCTATCCGGGAGCGGGGGCTAATGCGGTTGCTTCGCAATACAGCCCTTGGTATGTAGATGGAAATTTAGAAGGAACTTTTAAGGGGTATTCTTGGAGGGCCGACGAGATTCTAAGGCTAAGAGAAAAATATAATACCAATTTTGCTCTCGCTCTTCACCAGTGGTCGGATATAGGAGGAGCTGATAATTCTGCAGATAGTTATAGAAATCCAAGCTGGGTTTATACTAAGAGCGGTAAAACGCATGAAGGCACAGGATTACCCAAGGGAACTGAGCCTCTTCAGTTCAGAGATTTTACAAATGAAGAAGACCCGCAGCGTGCGTGGATGTATAGTATTTCGTCTACAAGAACAGGGGGATCAATTGCTTATGGTACATATAACGATTTAGAGTTGAGAGGGTCAGAAGTTTTTCCCGGTAATTCTTATAGCTGGTTAAGTTTGCCTCGGATTGGCGTAACTAATAGCATGTATAATGACATTCGTTATTTAAACTGTTTTTATGGGTGTATAAGTGATATAATAGTGCTTAATAAAAATTTAAACACAGAAGAGCGCCGAGCTATATATAGCTATATAGCCTCCAGCAAACTAAAAGTAAAAACTTCAGCTAATCGCAATAATGAAGCCGACCGAAATACTTTAGCAGCAAATAATGGTTATGCTGGATTTAACTTAGCAACAGGATGGTAACAGAATAATGGCCTCGCAAGAACACAACGCCGCAATCGCAAATCTAGAAGCTGAAACTGTAATAGAGCTTTATGAGCTCGATTTAGGGGAACAGTTGGGGTACTACCGGTTTCATCCGGGTAAAAATAATCTTAAAGATATAGTCCTAAGTGATGATAAAGGCGTTCCTCATACTTATTATGCACTTCCAATAGAAGCTACTAATTTTGAAGTTCGAGGAGATGGTCAATTGCCTAGACCTAAGCTAGTGATAGCTAATCCCCAAGGAATAATAACTGATTTGATTAAAAATAGATCAGATCTCGCGGGAAGAGAAGTGGTAAGAAAAAGAATTTTTTTAAAACATTTAGATAATGTTAATTTTCCAAGTAATTTTAATCCATTTGGTATACCAGATCCGACAGCTAGGTTCGATGATGATTATTTTGTGGTAAACCGCAAGGTTCAAGAAAATAAATTTTATATAGAGTTTGAATTAATTTCGCCTTTAGAATTAGAAGATATTCAGGTTCCAGCTCGTACAATGATAGCTAATTACTGTCCGTGGCAGTATCGAGGAGATGGTTGCGCTTACGGTAGAAGACCTGATTATGACGAACAAAAGGTCGGAATGCCTAACGGAACAGAAGTGACTCCTGCTCAGTTTTTTGGCACTGATGGTAATTTAGGAATACCTATTGCAGATGAGCATAATAAATTATTTGTTGACCCAGATGGGTATAATTTAAATTTGACTTGGAGGGGGGATTATAATATTTCAACTTCTTATTCAGTCGGAGACGTCGTAAGAATAAAAGCACTGTTTAAAAATCCAGCTAAACAAGGAATAACTTCCCAAGAGGATGTTATAAGTAGGCCTGATGCTTTTTTTGTTTGTATTGCTGCGGCTACTGGTAAAGATCCACGATTCGAATTTTCTTATTGGAGAAGGGATCAGTGCGCGAAAAATTTAGAGGCGTGCCGATGCCGTTACGCTAAATATGGACAAGCATATCAAAAAGGATTGCCCTTTGGGGGTTTTCCGTCTATCGAGAGATACAGATTTTAAGTGTATTTCTTATTCTTTTTTAAAAAATATACAAAGAGTTTCTAACCTTCACTCTAATATAGAGATTTGCGGGATAGGATCTTACAATAAGTTGTTTTTTTTAAAAAATATTTCACTAGAGCCTCAAAAAAGATTTGATATTGATCCTTCTAGTTATGTGAAAAATTTTAAAAAACTTTCTTTTTTATTTCATTCTCATTGCATTGGGGCTGCCGTTCCGAGTGAAATTGATATTTTCGCCTCAGAAGAGGCTTGTTTGGATAACTTAATATATTCTGTCCCTGAAAAAAATTTTTGTTTATATGACTTTAAATTAAAGAAGGCGATTTATTTTTCCATAGAATAGTGTATAATAATAGATAATGACTAAAGTTTTCCTAGAGGGCAGGCTCGGCAAGATAGTGGGCAAAAGCTTTTCTTTCAGCACAAGAACCCTGAAAGAGACTTTGGCTGCCGTAGAAGCAAACACAGGAAAGCTGAGAAGTTATTTTGGCTGCAATGGGCGGCGCACTTTTGCTATTTTTATCAATGGCAAAGAATTAACCGGAAAAGATTTTTCATTAAATATTAATGTAAAAGGTAAAGAAATATTAATTATTCCGATGCTTTTTGGTGCGGTAGCCGCAACTCTAACCACTGCGATTGTGGGCGCAATGGGGTTGGCAGGTTCCAAGATAGCAACTTTTGTGGTAGGGACTTTGGTTAGTGGAGCCTTAGCTTTTGGCTTAAATATGTTAATTACAAAACTTATGGCTCCCGATGACCCTGAAAGCCTTAATACTACTTCTTTCTTATTTGGTCAAGCTGAAAATGTTACCAAGCAGGGCGTTGTAGTTCCTGTGGGCTATGGGAGAATGCAGATCGGAAGCAGAGTAGTTTCTGTTAATATGTTTAGTGTAGATAGGGCTGTATATGATAGAAGTGGGGCGGGTTTATATGATATTCTCAAGCTAAAAAATGAATCTAATAAAGGTGATGTTATAACTTCAGATGGAGTTATACAAGTATCATCATTAATAGCAGGAGGAAGCTCTTAAAATGAATTTTGATACAGGAACTCTCTTAAAGCCCTCTACAAACGTTGGCGTAGGCAAGGGGGGATTAGAGCAAAAGGGAATATACAAAAGTCCAGTAGAAGAGGAAGCTTTTTGGAGCGTCTGTCCAAATGCTCTAGAATATTCTCAAAATTATTACCTTGAAACTGTAAGCCTCTACCAAACAATTGATGTTTTATGCGAAGGTGAAATAGCGGGATTATGTAATCAAAATGGAGATTTAATACAATTAACTTCAGATGCTAATAAAAATGAAGATGGGTTTCAGGGCATATATTTAAATGATGTTGCAGTAAAAAATACACATGTTAATACTTTGAATTATAATAGAGTTTTTGCAGATTTCAGAGTAGGAACCGAAAAGCAACGAGCCTTATCTTCTTTTACAAACCCTTCTCTATCTTTTACGAACAGTGTGCAAACTTTGAATATAGAAACAATGCTTCCGGGGCTAAATTCTAGCAATAAATTAATTGATTATGGAGAGGCTTTAAATGTTTTTGTTCCAAAAGGGCCGTTTGGTGAAGATTTAAAGCGTAAAAATAAAATTAATATAAATAACAAAGGATTTTTAAATGAGTGGGGACATTCAGTTGGAGCTTATGGTAGAAATTGTGTTTATCCTATATTGGACGCAGATTTTATAAGGAAAGTCAGAAAAGCCGAGAGGGCTCAAGTTGTTTCTATTATCCACACTATCACTAATGATAGTTGTACTGACGTGCAAATAGATATGAAGATTCCCGGAGGCCTGATGTATAATCATAGTGATGGTAAAATTTCTCCTTCTGCTGTAAACTTTTTGATAAAAACAGGTTATGTTGGAGATGAATTAACCATAGCTGAAGGTGGTTCGGTTGCTTATCGCTTTTGTGGAATTTTTGGTAAAACTAATAGCGGCTATACTAGGAGCTATAACATCCAATTACCCGTTAGTACTGACACCAATAGGGATAGGTTTGTTAAAATTATCCGAACGGATCAAGAGCTAGGAGTTGAAAATGTTAAAGTTCAAAAAGGTTTAGCTGTGGGCACAATCAGCGAGATTGTAAATACTAAATTAACCTATCCCCATAGCGCCTTAATGGGGATGATCTTTGATGGTAGAGCATTTTCATCTCCACCTACCAGAAGGTTTGACTGCAAGCTAACAAAAGTTAAAGTTCCTAATAATTATGATCCTGATCAGAGAACATATAATGGAAATTGGGACGGCCAGTTCTCTCTTGAAAAAAAATGGACCGACAATCCTGCTTGGTGCTTTTATGACTTGGCTACCAATACTAGATATGGAGTTTCTAAATTTGGTTTTAGATCGGATCTTTTAGATAGGTGGAATTTATATAGTATTGCTAAATACTGTGATGAGCTAGTGCCTACTGGTTTTTCTCCCGCCTATAAAGAGTCAAGCTTTACTATCGATGAGGGAGGGGTTATCGTTACAATCGACGACAGTTCAACATCTCTGGGAGAGGAGATATTTAAACAACGTTTTCCCAAGGGTGCGGCTGTTTGCCTATATGATACCAAAAATGGAGCTGGTACAGAGATGGACAAAGCTTATAGGCGTCTCATTGTGGATCAGTCTTATACTGGAACCGCAGGTACGAATGGAAAATTTACTTTTAAAATAGTTAAAATACCTACCACAGATGCTGTGTTTAGAGAATATAGCGAAGTAGAGGAAGAGTTCATTAGGGAGAAAAAGAAAACTTTTTTTAGTGCGCAAGAATATTTAATACGTCGTTTGCTGGATCAGCAGGACAGTGATAAACCCTACGTTGTAGATTATTTACAAGGTGAGCCGCTAGACCCTTTAATTACGCAAGGTTCATGCGCTGTTGAGTTTATGGGTTATTTGCCGTTATTAGAGCCGAGGTTTAGTTGTAATTTATATTTAGATGCCAAAAAAAATGCCTTCGATGCTTTAAATGATATTGCGTCTATATTCCGAGGAATGATTTACTGGTCAACAGGCTATATGTTTGTAGCCAATGACCAAAAAAAATCTGCTGTAATGTTGTTTACAAATGCCAACGTTAAAGATGGAAATTTTGTTTATAGTGGGAGTTCTTCCACCTCAAGATCTACCGCTGTTCAGGTAAGGTATAATGACGCTTCTGATAGTTACAAGCCTAAAGTAGAATATATTGAAGATGCAGCAGGTATTAGAGAATATGGCTATTCTGAAAAAGAAATAATAGGATTAGGTATAACCTCTAGAGCTCAAGCCAATAGGTTAGCAAAATGGTTGCTTTATACTACGCAAACTGAAACTGATACAGTTCAATTCTCAACGGGGCAAGAAGGTAGTTATTTGCGCCCATCTGATGTAATAAAAATTCAAGACAAATTGAGGACTAAGAAGAGATATGGCGGGCGCGTAAAGAATGTAAATTATGCAGCGAGGGAAATTACCTTAGATGAAGGAATTGAAGAGGGTGTAGTAGGACAAAAAATTACTGTAGTGATTCCTAAGTCTAGTTTATCGGTAAGAGAGTTAAATAAAAAAGCGGAAGGAAAGATAAAAATTGCCGTTGAGGATGCCGTTGAACCTGAAGGTTTAACATCTACCGAAATAGACGAATTTAGGCAGCCTCAAATAAAACAATTTACAGTGGCTAGTGTCTCGGAAACAAATGTAGTTACCATTTCAGAAACAACTGATGAAGATTTTAATTTGCTGAAGAATGGATATATTTGGTCAATGCAAAATACGGCGACTGAATATAAAATAGAAGAAATAGAATATAGAGTGCTTTCCGTAGTTGAAAATAGTTCTAATGAATATCAGGTTACAGGCATGATGTATAATGAGAGCAAGTTTGCCTCCGTTGATAGAACTAAAGATCTTGATAGGACACAACAATCTAAGTCTCTGACAACTGAATTTACTACAGCTAATTTGCCCGCAGCTTTAAGCTCTACAGGTGTTGTTTTGAATAACGATATTGTAACAATAACAGAGGAGATGAAGAAAGAAAAACGATTGCCATCTTTTAATGCTTCATTTCCTCATCAAAAACAACATCTAGATGGAGGGCTTGAAGATCAATATTTAAAGATAAATTTTGATAATTTAAGAATTCAAAATGATGTTACCCCGGAGAATACTGGCGGATACATTGTAGAAGTGACAAAAAATAGCGGTGAGAGGGTGAGGTTTGCCCTTGAAGGGTATGATCAAACTACGTGTAATGTGTTTTTAGGTGCTAATACGAGCCAGAATGATATAAATGTGACTATTTATAGATATAACACAAATTACACTCCTGAAGATCTGGGTCTCGGTGTGGACGGTAGCTAGAATAAAAAATAAATGCCTGTTTTTAATAAACTCATTTCGCAAACTCCTCAAGATTTTGGAGGAGCTCTTAAGGTTTCTGGTTTTTATGTCGCGAACCAGCAAGAGGGATCCCCCGGTCGTGAACCAGTACCGTATGATGGGTCATTGGCCCTTTTTAGCGGAGGTTCAGGTATTGCTCCTGATGTGCGCGTAGCAAGCGGTGAGTTTTATGTGCAAGACCCTCTCGTAAAATGGAATTTAGTAAACCCATCGAATGACTTAGTATTTGACCCGGAGGATCTATATGCCTTAAGTGCTTTTAAGGGATTTGAAATTAATTTAAGAAGTGAGACTGGATTTTATATCGGTAACTTAGAAACCGGATATAAACAGAATCAAATACAATTAAGCACTGCTGATATTACGGAAAGATTTGATTTACATGATCTTCCTACTTCTAATGATGACCCCTTAGCTGTTAATAAAAGAAGATTTCAACTCGAAGTTATTTCTACGGATTATTATGATCGAACCGACACTGGTATTTATTTTTTACAATGCCCTAGTCCTGATGTAACAGGAATTGACCTGTCTATAGGCCAAGAAATAGGGTTTAATATAAAGTCGACTAAAGTATCAGGCTTAAAAAATGTTAGTATATTTGGGGCTACAATTGAGGGTTTTAATATTGATTTAGAATCTGGCGTAGAGCCTCCAGACGTTGAAGTTAGATTTAATTTAGGGGAATATTCTCAAAATTCATTAGATGTTTCTTTTTTACCTCCTGCAGATTCAGGTTTTTATTATGCTGCAGTTATTGAAGATAATTTTGGAACAGGAGCTGCCTACTATTATCCTTCGTCGGTAAAACCTTATAATATGGATCCGTTGCTTTTTAATATTGAAGCTAGCGGTTTAGACGGTAGGGTTTTGGCTATTAGAGATTCATTTAATAAATATATTGACACTAATGTTATAGCCAAAATAAACAGAGATGTAGGGGCAAACAATGCTCTTTATGAAGTTAGAGTTGTAGAAAGTGGAACTGATTTTGATAAAAATGATTACTTTAATGTTTCAAATCCGCAAGTAGGAGGGGTAAGTACTTTTGTGCATGGTACCGGTAGCGGCCGTTTGGACAAAAGATTTTTTACGTTAAATAGAACTTTACAGGATTACGCATACAGTGGAGAGGCGGCTACGCCAATTTTTTCACCATATCAGACTACGGGTATACAATGGTTAGATCATACTCTTATACTTGATAACGATGCAAATATGCCAGCGGGTTTTGCCACCGGGCAGGCCAGCGTATATGAAGTAGCTATTGCTGCTGGAAACACTACTAAGCCTAAAATATTTTGGGGAGGAGAATTTAATACCGGCTCTAGTGAATTTGAATTTCCCGGAGGAGGAGGCCTCATTTCAGGTAATGTTTATTCCGGTACGTATTTAACAGCTTATGAAGGGGGCGAATGGGGAAGTTCTGAGGGTAATGCGAGTTCAGAAGAGAGCAATATAGGGATAGGAGCGCAAATTACAGGCCAGACAGGGGTTCTTGTTGCCACAAACTATTCAGGCTTTATGGTGCCTGAATATGAGCCTCATTTTATTTACCCTGTAAATACTTATGCTGATTATGAATTTAGAATAAGGACTATTGGTAATGGAGACGCATCTCCTTTTTCGGATCCCTTAAAATTTGGATCGGGAGATATAATAGCTTCTATTACGGGAGCAGGTTATCCGACAGGACTTTTCAATGGAAATACTAACAGTGGTGTTGCTGCTTACAATGCGGATCAGGATAATTTAGTTATTAGTCAGTATGTTACTTTGGATGATGCTGGCATTCCTGTTCAAATCGAAAAACCGGGAACCGCCGGCTCTCCTACAGATTTATTATTATTAAAATCTACCACAAGTAAACGTCCAGCAATTCAATTTAGTGAAATTGGCAGCGACGAAGGAGGCATGTCTCTGGAGTATTATGGGCCGGGAGATGCTTTTCATATTAATCAACAAGGATCGGCGGCTAATCCATTGTTCATTTTTGAAAATGATGGAGATGCCTTTTTTAAACAGAACACTTTAATTTCTGGCAGTCTGACAGTTGAAACTTTAACAGCGAAAACCGCTGAAACTGGATACCTTGTTGTCGATAGCAATAACAAAGTTTTTACACAAGTAGGAACCGCTGGTAGTCAAGGTCCTGCTGGCCCTCAGGGACCACAAGGAGGTGCCGGTCCCCTTGGGCCTCAAGGTGTTCAAGGAGTCATAGGCCCGCAAGGTGATACGGGTGCTCAAGGTGTTCAAGGTGTCATAGGCCCTCAGGGGGATGTCGGGGCTCAAGGTGTTCAAGGTGTCATAGGCCCTCAGGGTGATGTTGGGGTTCAGGGGGTTATAGGTCCACAAGGCGTTCAAGGAGTCATCGGTCCTCAGGGAGATACGGGTGATTCATTTTGGACGCGAACTAGCACCACTATTCATCCTAGCACGATTACGGATAATGTGGGGATTGGCGTCCAAAGTGCAGATGGCTCTCGTTTATATGTTTCAGCAGAAAATACTTTTACTGATGATAAGCCTACTGTAAAAATTTATCATAGAAATAATCCAGATCAAGGCAACAACCGTGTTGCAGCTTTAGATGTTAATGTCGGGATGTCTAATGCTGATTTATTTCATCATGGATATGTGCAGCTTTATAATCATTTCACAGGAGGTGCTTATAATTCTCCCATTTTATATTTAAGCTCTAACTCGTATAACAGCTCAACTAACCATAGACAGTGGTGGGGCATACAAGCTCTAGCAGATACTAGTGCGACAGGAGATAGATTGGCATTTACTTGTGATTTATCTTCTACCAATCCTACTGCCTCACCAGTTCACATAATGTCACTTCAAACCGACGGTAATGTTGGTATAGGAGTAACGGCTCCAAGCTCACTATTACATGTCAGTGGAACAACGAATGATGGAAATACTTTGGGACAATTTTTTCAGTCAGGGACAGGAAGAGGGCTTCATGTTTCAAGGACGGTTGCTTCAGCAACAAGACAACTGGTTAGCTTTACCCAGCTCTCCGCCACTGGAGGCTCAACACCTGTAGTTCACATCCAGCAAGCTGATACGGGAGAGACGGCACTTGCAATTAGTACGGACGGAGCAACAGAAAACTTTACGGTGTCGGATGTAGGTGAGGTTTATGCAAAGAGTAGTGTTGGAATAGGTACAAATGCTCCATTAGCTTTGCTTACAGTAGCATCTACTATGGCATCGTCGCCTACTTCTCAAATTTATCTAGACGTAGATGGAAGTAATACTGTTGGCGGCGGAGGAGAATTAATATTTAATACTTCCGCTAGTGCTGGTGATTTAACTAATTTTAACGCAAAAATAAGAGGAACAAGAAACTCTGAGAATGATGGCTCGGCAGATCTAACATTTTTAACAAGTCACGTTCCAACAGCGCAAGCATCTGCTGCGAGGATGACGATAAAATCTGATGGCAAAGTTGGAATAGGAACAGATGCTCCTTCTGAACTTTTGCACGTCGATGGCGGTGGGTATTTTGAAGGCGACGTAGTTAGAGATGGTGGTTGGCATAGAGGTTTAGAAATAACTACAGAAAATGCTAATTTTGCATCTTTATATTTTGGTGGACAAAGTACTACTAAATATTCTGGTATAATTTGGACTTCAAGTACGTCTGGCAATAGTGGCAACAATAGAGGCTCACAGATTTACGCACAACCGACAAGCGCCACTAATACTAATCTATATTTTGCTACAAATAATGACGTAGGGAACGCCGGACCCAGCAGCAAGATGGCTATATTGGGTGACGGTAATGTTGGTATAGGAACAACTGGGCCTTCTTACACTTTGGACGTTACTAAGTCGGTTACGGGTGATTGGTTCACAAGGATTTACAATACTGCATCAAGCGGAAACTCAAGTTGCTTGCTCGTGCGCATGGATGAGCCGGGGAGTACCGGAAAAGCTCTGGGTGTCAATATTAATGGTACTTATAAATTCACGGTCGAGGCTGATGGAGAAATTAAGTTAGGAGGCTATGGCACAGGGAGTTTTACGGGAACTGCTGCTAAGTCTCTGGCTGTCGATAGTTCTGGCAACCTTATCGAAGAGGCGGTTGCCACCTCTGGAACATCTGGAACTTCCGGTGGCACCGGTGGTACAGGAGGTACTGGTGGTACAGGGGGTACTGGTGGTACAGGAGGTACTGGTGGCACAGGTAGCGTAGGGAGTCAAGGTTCCCAAGGTGCCGCAGGAGGCACAGGTGGAACAGGCGGAACAGGCGGTATAGGAAGTCAAGGTGCTCAAGGCGGCACAGGAGGTACTGGTGGAACTGGCGGTACCGGAGGTACTGGTGGTACAGGAAGTCAAGGTTCTCAAGGCGCTCAAGGTGGAACAGGAGGTACAGGAGGCACGGGAGGTACTGGAGGAACAGGTAGTAAAGGTAGTCAAGGTTCTCAAGGAGCACAAGGTGGCACAGGTGGCACAGGTGGAACTGGCGGTACCGGAGGTACTGGTGGTACAGGAAGCCAAGGTTCTCAAGGCGCTCAAGGTGGAACAGGTGGAACAGGTG